GCGACCTTTTGCAAAGTTCTGAGTACCGGACCACTGCGGAAAAGTGTAGATCCCTGGTGTCGACCTTCCTAGTGCCCGACGACTTTTTGCGCCCGGTGACTGGCACGCTGGGCTCAGCTACTGCGGGCTCGCTAGAACCCTGGCACATGGTGCGCTCGTTGGCAGCTAGACCTGTCATGTTCCAGCTGTATGCCGTGGTGGCATCGCCGCGAGCGTCGTGCTCGTTGGCCCAGTTGTCCTTATTCAGGCACTGTTTTTCTGTGGCCTCCCTAGCAGCGATAACGCTGTTCATAGGGGATAGCGGTGTGTTGATCCCTGTTCCACGTTTAGCGGTCGCACGTACACGCTTCGTCACGGTGACTGTGCGTGGTGCGTGTTGCATAGGCAGAGGTCTACCCATTGTGAACCCTTCCGTTGTCGTGGCTCTAGTCCCTGTGCACAGTACGACACTGTGCGCGCATGTATTGATCTAGCATGTCACTACTGCCATGCGCTGCCCATCAAACCCAACAGGGGTGATCCGTCTACGTTACCGTTAGTGACCATCGCGCGATAGTTCCTACACAACTCACAGAGACCCTAGACGTCTGTGCCGTTGTGCGTGTAGGCCGGTTCTGTGCACGTTCGCACAGAACCCTAGACCGAGTTCGGTCTAGTGCCCGTATCACCCGCGCGAAGCGGATCTAGATGTAGTTGTACGGTTACCCAGGTACCGTAAGGCGTAATCACCAGACACGTCCTGCTCTGCCACAGGCACTCGCTGCCGCTGCGCCGGAATTATGTACGACACCTGTCTACCGCTGAGACAGGGCAACCGGGCGGCTATCGCGTTCTGGTGAACCCAGTCCCCTAGTCGAGAACCCTAGGGGCGTCCGCAATTTTGGGAGCGTTGATCCCGTTACGAGCCTACGGCTCGCCTACGTGTCGCGCGGGCGCGTGCTAGGCGCTGCGCGCGTGTCGGGGCGCAGCCCGCCACGGCGCGCGACGGTGCCGGGGGGGCGCTGCGTCGCGGGCGTGGCGGGCGCGCCGGGGGGGCGGGGGGGGCGGGGGGGCTGTCCTGGTCATGCCCCTAGTCTACACGATCGGTGGCACCACGCAACCCCCTAGGGGGGCTCGCCGGTGTGACATGCGTCACATTTGGGAGCGGGTTTTGTACCACCCATTGTACCAGGCGCGGTATACAGCTCGGTTGTTAGGTCGCTCTGATTTTAGGGAGGTCGTGGTACCACAGTAATGTCTTGAGAATGCAGGAGAAATAGGAGGGTAATGCCTGATACGCAGCCAGGGGATGACGGATCTGTGGATAAATACTTTCGTAATCCGTGTGTAATTCCAAATGGCAAAGTTGCGTAGTCACGTAGTCACGAGTTTTTATAGAAAATATATCTAGCCTAGTTATAGTAAAAACACCCATCTACCTGGGGTTATATCAAACTATAAACTATAAACTATATATAATTATATAAGTAGAAGAAGACTGATGCCAAAGGCTACCACTCGAGGCCGATGACCGACCCCAGAACTTCCTCCCTGGTCGGTGACCACTCACTGATACTCACTCCCCCTCATTTGCTTACTTACCATTTGGGGGGGTCTATAGTTTATAGTTTAATAGTTTCGGCATAACCGCACGTCAAACGTGCTTTTTGCCGGTTAGAGTATCGGGTTATCGTTTCATAGTTTCGGCCGGCGCTTGCCCGATTAAGAAACTATAACCCGATTGTTTATAGTTTCTTCGTCCAAAGAAACTATAAACCGATTGTTTATAGTTTCTTTGCAACCCAGTGGTCGTACCACCCCGAGAGCAAAAAAAGAAACTATAAACCTGAGTTTATAGTTTCTTTTTGATGCAGCGATGTGACTGCTAGATCGGGTAGTTGTAGCCCAGCTTCTGCTCCGCTTGGAACGCAGTCATCACGTTTTGCTCGAACTTGTTCTCGAAGTAGGTGATGGTGTTCGCTGCGAGCTTTTCAACCGGATCGGTCTTGAGCATGCCCTTGACTTCTTTGCCAACGAACACCTTAGTCTGCCCAGGGCCGTCGACGAGCTGCGCTTCGACCTGCTCGCGCACCTGCCTCTGGACGGACTCCATGATCTCTTTGCTTGAGGTGACGCTGGCCTCGGCGAGTCGCTTGTACGCATCACTGATGCTCTCGCCTTCCTTGCGCCCGCCCTCCGGCTCGGTCGAGACCCACTGGCTCGTGATCTGCTGATAAACGCCTTGGGACGGATCAGGTATGGAGTTCGACCACGTCACCCCTGCCTGCCGCACACCGGACTGTGTGGTGCGATGAGCGAGGGGTACCCAGTGGACGTGGTCTTCGTGCTCGTCTTCAGGTTCTGGCTCGTCGTCGTCCTTGTCGTACACCACCGAGGTAGTAGAGTCGACATGGATCGCTTCAATAATGTCGATTACGAGATCGTCGGTGGTTACCGTGTTCTTGTCATGCTTGGAGTCTTCGATGGACTCGGCGATCAACTCAAAGAACTTGTCCTCCACATCTTCTACCTTAGAGCACATCACCTCCTTTTTCAGAGTCTCGTAAGGAGTGCCAGACACGCTAGGCCAGAAGTAGTACACCCTGAAGTACGCAATCGGTGCATCTGAGGGTTCGGTGGCCTTGATGACGGGGTCAGGCTCAAACTGGAACGGCTGCAACTGCGTGGGTCCGGTGGGTAAGTTTACCGAATGTCCTGCCCGCACGGCGGCAGTGAGGTTGTTCAGTTGCTCGATGACATCTTTCTCGTACTCAAAATGCGCATCAGAGGTAACAGAGCTCTTACCGCCCAACCTGAAGTCATCATCTTCTTCAATCACTACGCACCTCGTTTCTCTGAATCGCTCGGTCGAACAACTTGCAGTGCCTTGATCACCACGGACTCGCCGGCTTGCACGCGAGTCCACTCGTATTCCATCCAGTGCTCCATGGTGCGCGACTCCAGGTAGGGGTCCATCGCCCTGGCCGAGTCAGAGCCCCTGCCCTTGTGTACGCGCTCTCGGTTGGCCTTGCGGCACAACGGACCCCGGCAGCCCTTATGGTAAGTACCTGGCGAGCCGTGGCGAAGCGTACAGAACCTCTCGTCAGCCAACTCGTCGTTGACTTCCTTGACTATTGGCAGTTCATTGAAGTCCATTCTATTTCCCCCCTGCATATCCAGGTTGTGCCTCGTCGGGCACTAGTGCATAACGCTTGGTCTGCGGTCCTCGTGAGCCCTTCGGCGGATCAGCCTCGGCCACCACCCCAGCTTCGACGATGGCTTTGAGTGCATTGTTGATCTCATGTGCGGTGTACTTCTGCGGAGCCTTCTTGACGATAGCCTCGATCTGGCCTCGACTGGCGTAACCCTTGCCCGGCTTGGTTGGGTCGTGCTTGCCTGCGCCCGATCGAGAGCTCCAATACTCGATAGCCTTCATGATGCGCTCATCGAGGTCGGTGTACTTGGTAGTGTTGACCTTCTTGGCCAGCAATGCGGTGGAGCGTTCCAAGAAGTTCATGATCCATTCAGCGCGGGCCACGTCCTCCGGCATGATCTCGTCATGCAAGCTGTTCATCGCAAACAGCAGGCAGTACCGCAAGGCCTTGAGGGAGAAGCGGGAGTGCGCGTCGTCGTCGGGCTTGGCGTACCTGTTGTATAGCCTGTCGTACGCCTTGTGTGCTGATGTGTTGACTCCGATACGAAGTGCTTCACCAGGTTCGAGTCCTTCATCAGCGCGCATCTTCTGTGTGTACTTGTCAACTACCTCACGAAACTTTTCGCGTACTCTGTTTGCATCCACATCGGAAACAAACTCGACCGTGCTGATCGAGAGCTCCTCTTCCCGGTGATTAGCCGAGATTACATCGAAGCGCGAGACAAGTCCGTTGTCTCGACCCTCTTCGCCGATGACTTTTTGGATTCGGTTCGGAGGAATGTTTGCCGAGACGTACAGCAGCGGGTTGTGTGCGTACGAAGAACTACGACCCATAGCCTCGCCGTTGTCGATCACGTCGTCCTCGGTGCGACCGACTGCATCGAAGTCCATGAGCTTGCTCATGAGCGACGATCCTCTGATCTGCGACTTGGCAGACAGTGATGCGTACTCATCGAGTGCCCACCACCCCGTCACATCTCGCACATCGTAGCGCGACTCGCCCTCACCGGCCTTGGCGAACGAGTCCACCAACGACTCGCCGGAGACTGGGTTGATCGGACGTACACCTCGGTTGATGCCGTAGTCGCCTTGAACTGCAGGCTTGAGTGATAGCCATGTGAGTTCTGCAAGTCTGAGAATAGAGTTGACCGAATGCTTAGCTTGCGACTTGCCGGACCCGGGGGGTGCAACTCGCAACTGCCAGAATGAAGCATTGAAGGGGCCGCGGTGGCCGACCCCTCGAAGAAAGGGTCCGCCGCACATTCCCACCAGCATGAGTCCATTGAACAGGTCGAACTCGTGTGGTGCGCCATTGACTGCGTATGTCTTGACGTAGTCGTGAACAGGTGTGCCTTCAGGTAGGTGGTCGAGGATCTCATCAAGGCTGCCCAGGTCAGGCAGTCCGTCGGTGTCGGGGCCCTGTAGTTCAGCCCTCCTGTCCGCCAGCGAGACTACGTTGTCAGTCCCAGTGGATGATGAGTCCTCTTCTGCTTTTGGGGCCGCGGCCTGATTGATACGGATGACCTCTTCGAACTCCGCTTGCTCGGCCTTCGCCTGGGTGGGGCTCTTGGCTCGACCGTCGGCAGTTCGCTCCCAGCCACACAGCTCGACTAGGTATTCGGTCTTCGCTTTGGCGTACTCTGTACCCTTGAGGGACTTGCCAAAGTTCATGCCACGTGCTGCGGCGAACATGTCCAACCGTCCGCCGCCGTCCGAGCATTGGCCCATGCAGACCCAGGTACCTTTAACCGGGTCAAGCCAAGATGCCTCGGACTCGGTGTTGTCGTGTCCGGCAGTCGGACAGAACTGCAGGTAGTTGTTGGTGCCTCCGTTCATCTTGCGATTGGCGCGCTTGCCGGTCACATGCTCATACAAGGTGAACATGTCGATGGAAGAGATCGCGTCATCCTCCTCGGCACGTATGTCAATCGAGGTGCCGAGCTCGGGGATTGCATCTTCGAAGTCTTTGTTGGGCTGCGGGAGCGATGGGGCTGCGCTCTCCGCTTGGGCTGACTTCTTTCGCTGGTCTACAGCCCACTTGGCTCGGGCCAGAGTCCACTTGCGCTTGTCCACGTCGGCGAATGATCGAGGGGGGATCTTGTTCGCCGCGAAGTACTCTTCCGAGTAGTAGTCAATCTCAGTCAACGTACTCCACCTTCAGAAGTTTCAGCTGCGAACGCGGAATGTCCGTGAACGCAGCGGCGGTGTCTAGTGCAGTCTTGCCGACGTTCTGTCGTGCTCGACAGACTCCGCGGTACAGCTCGTCTGATCCAGTGACAGTCACATCGACCGTCCAGCCCTTCCCCATCGGAGCGGGGCGGGCTTTGGCTTGGACCTGCAACTTTGGTTTACCCATTCTGTGTGAAGTTCTCAGCCTGCGTGATAACGCGGACGGCGGCCTCGGCCTGTTCGCGAGTCATGCCGGTGTCGTGCTTGGCCTTGACTGCCTCGATCTCCTCGGGGCGCAGCGGCCTGGGGTGATCAGGGTCGTAGTCAGGAATCTCGCTTGTTGACATATCCACACCTTTCGCATTCGTGCTTGTCAAGATTGGTGTCGTCTGTGTGCATCACGACGACCTGGTATCCATCGAAGTTGAGTCCTACCGCAAAGGCGTTCATGCGCTCGGCGACGTTGGTCACATCAGCGACGTCAGTGCTCTGGAACGCCATGATGACTGAGCGCTTGATGTCTTGCTCGAACTCGACTTCGTGTTCGTTACTCTCCACCGTGCTCCTCCTCGTAGATCGCCATGCGCAGGTAGACCAGGTCATCGGCCTTCTCGTCGAGCGAATCCTCGAGTTGGTCGCGGCCATTAAACGGCTGCAGGGGCGTGCCGTACTTCTCCATCCCGAATGACTTGCGGGCGGCGATCACTTCGCGAGGGTTGCGGCCGAGGCGTGTGCACAGTCGAGCGAATGCGACCATCGACTCCATGTAGATCAGCTGGAGTTCTACCGACACTTCCTTCTGGAGTCCATCGGCAAGCAGCTGATTGCGCAGGTCATAGGTGACCAGGTCGTGCGCGCTGGGCAGGTCGTTGGGCTCTGGCAAGGGCTGCACCACCAGGCCCGCACGTGCGCGCATCATCTCGTCGTCGGTGATTCGTTCGCTCATAGGTAGGGCCGTCCTGTCTGAAGAAGTGCCACGGGGTCCGGGTGAGGGATGATCTCCCGCACCGCCGCGCGCTGATCAATAAAGAAGGCCGGTTCGTGCCTGACCTCCCCCTTCACCTTGTACGTCGGCCCCTTGTGGTTGACCCCACCGGGGAGCCGCACCAGGTTGCCGAAGTCCTTGCCCTCCATCGTGTCCTGCTTGGGGTAGATCTCGATGGACAGGTTCTTGAAGCCGGTGTACGGATCGGGGTCGTTGTACTGAAAGAAGTTCTTCCCCTTCGTGGCCTCGAACTCGTACTGTGACGAGGTGCCCGCACCGGCCATCTCAAGGACGCCGAGTGCGATCTCGCGCGCCATGCCGATGTCGGTGGGCTCGTCAAAGAAGGCGTACACGTGGCAACCCTTGTTGCCCGAGTACGCCGCAGCCGAGCGCATGCCGTACGTGTTCACGATCGGAGACGTGATGATCTCGACCATGGTGCGCAGCTGTTGCTTGTACCACTTCCTGGCCGGGTGCCGACGGTCGCGCCACTCTTCGCGGGGGTGGGCGTCCTCGTGAATCTTGATCGCGTCAAAGAAGTCTTTGTCACTGAAGACGTTTTCGCCGATCCATTCGTCGGACGGCAGCTCGACCCATGTGCCGTTCTTCTCGAGGTCGATGTCGAACACGATCAGCTTGGTCATGCCGTCGGAGTCGTTGGTGTAGTGGCCGAAGGTTTCGACTCCGTCGATGTGTGCCTTGAGGTCACCCATCTTCCACTTCTCCCGCACCGGGCGGTACCCTCCGTCGGAGACCTGCCTGGCCTTGACGTCCTTGCGTTGGATGAAATGTTTGGCTAGCTCGATTGCCAGTTCGCCAGTGTCAGCCACGGACCACCCCTTTCAATTCTGGTTTGCACAACCGTGTCGCGTCGGAGCGCGCGATAGAATATGAACATACACCATTGCAATACGTTTGTCAACACCAATACTGGTGTGATCTTTACCCCCTATACGCGCGCGCGTAGGATGCAATGCTGGCGCTTAGCCTAGGGTGCTGGTACTATGCTGTCGTATGCCAAAGATGCATCAGGGTCGTCGATTCGATTTGTACTTCGAAGACCCGATTACTTACTACCGCCAGATGATTGAAGCCGGCGAGAGCAATGTGCTGTTCGATTTCGGTACCATTCGCAAGAAGAAGATCAATCCCTGGATTTGGATGAAGCGCCACTTCCATGGGCTGCCTTGGAAGTGCTACGTCTCCGGGAACTGGTGCACAATTCAGATCGACTACACGTGCGAGATCAATGAGGTGCTTGGTGTATACCCGAGCTGGGACTATGCCAAGTTCAATACCAAAGAGCTGCGCGACTACGTCGAGCGTCCGTGGTCTCAGTACGTGGTTGAAGGTCAGGGCGACTACGCCTCGAAGCCGAACCCAAACCAACCTCATCGTATCTTTGTTCGCGGCATCTCCGCGGGCCGCAGTCGCGAGGACATCGCCAAGCGCAAGAAGATGACGGAGATACAGAGGGCCTGCCCGGAGGTAGAGTTCTTTATCATTCCGCGGGCGTACATGTTTGGCCTGATGTTCGGCGCCGGGTTCAGTGCGTGTTCGTTTTCGCCGGCTTTCTATTCTACACAGAACGCAGGGCGGGTGGTCTTGCCCAACGGTTTCCCGGTTCCGTGGAGTGAGATCCCCGATTACCAGGACGCTTTCGATCATCTTGGATACGATGCTGAGTGGGTTCAGGAGGATCGGCAGAACGCGATCCTGTTTATGATCGAATCCGCCCGCTATGCCGCACACCACTGGGACGATCCGACCGGACCCTTTCACAAGGGTCCACGCATTGCGGCAGACTACAGCAACCCTGACATGTATGCCGAGGTCCCGTCGTATCAGAACCAGAAGCACTTCACCGCTGAGGCTAACTCGGAGACCGACAAGATTCTATGCAACGCTTGCTCGCTGTGGCGCAAGTGTCCTTCGTACCGTGATGGAGAGGTGTGCAACGTGACAAGCTCTGACACCAGCAAGCTGGTCAAGCTTGCTCAGTCTCGCAACGCAGACGACGTGGTCAACATGCTCTCGTCAGTCTTGGGCATGCAGGCCGGGCGACTAGAGAAGCGTATCGAGGCCGAGGAACAGGACACCGACGGCAAGCTCGATCCGCAGGTTGACAAGTTGGCGAACTCGGTATTCAAGAACGGCACCACGCTCGCCAAGCTACTCAACCCCGCGCTGGCCCGACCGCTGGTTCAGGTCAATGTCGGTGACAGCAACAAGGCCGTGTCCGCGGTGGCGCAAAGCGATCCTCGCGTCATGGCTGCGTACGTGATGAAGGAGATCGAGAAGGACGGCGTGGCGCGCGAGGACATCACCAAGGAGATGTTCGAGGCCAAGATGGAACAGCTCGTGGCTGCACAGCCGCAGGCCTCGGTGATTGAAGGGGAGATCGAGCAGTGACCAGTGGCGCCTTTGAGGAGATGGAGTGGCTCTCCGAGAACCCCGCGTTCTGGATGCGCCCTGCGAATATCCGGGAGTTCGTCGGACCCGGATACCTCAACGAGCGCAACGTGCGTCCCGGCATCATGCAGGCGCTCGTCGAGACGTTCGGCGAGAAGGTCAACCCGTACTCACTGAGCCCTAAGCGCAAGGCGGTGATCACCGGCGCGATCGGCATTGGTAAGTCCACCTACGCCGCCATCGCGCTGTGCTACATGGTGCATTGGGTCAAGTGCCTGAAGAATCCCAAGGAGTTCTACAACCTATCGGAGGACTCCATCATCGGCTTCATGATGATGAGTACCACCGAGAAGCTCGCACGTGAAGTCATCTTCCAAAAGGTCAAGCGACGTATCGAGAAGTCGCAGTGGTTCCAGGACCACACCGAGATCGAGAACCAGAAGCTCGAACGCCAGATGAGATTCGTCGGAGACATCTGGATCGTGCCTGGCTCCTCGGAGGAAACAAGCTTTGAGGGCTATGACATTCTCGGCGGGATCGTAGATGAGGGCGACTCGCACAAGGTAACCGAGCGCAAGAACTACGCAATGGCAGGTTTCACCACGATCGAGTCTCGTATCAAGTCTCGATTCACTGACTTTAAAGCTAAGAACCACCGCGGCCTGATCATCTGCATCGGACAGTCCAAGTCCAAGTCCGGCTTCATGATGACCAAGTACCGGGAGTTCGAGAAGGACCCCGACGGCGTGGCACTGCGCCTTTCGCTGTGGGAGTCCTACGGCTGGTACAACTACACCAAAGATCCCAACGACGTGGACCGCGGGATCGAAACAGCTGAGCGTGACAGCTTCTACTACGATATGCGCAAGCGGTTACTCCTCGAGAAGGAGACCGCGCTGCTCGTCATGAACAACAACCTCATCGAGGTGCCGAACACTTACCGCAGCGACTTCGAAGCCGATCCGGTGAAGGCCCTCCGCGACCTGGGCGGAATCCCGCCTGAGATAGAAGATCCGTTCATCTCGCAGGTGGACAAGATCTTGAAGGCACAGGAGAAGTGGCATGAGCGAGTCGGCGTACAAGAATCCCCGGCGGGTCACGGCAATAGCCTTGATAAGATTGAGCTGCCTGATTGGTTTCGGCCTATTGGCATTTCTTCTGATTTTCGCCGTGTCATTCATATTGACACAGCGTATTCTCCTTCTCCTGATGGTGACGCCCTCGGTCTTGCGATGGGCCACGTCCCGGAAAAGGTTATCCAGCACGGCGAAGAGCGACCCGTCATAGTCTTTGATCTACTTCTTCGACTGCAGGCTACCGCCTCGCAGGAGATCAACTTTGGCGAGGTTCGCGAGTTCATCTACATGCTTCGAGATGACTACGGCTTCGACATTGACATGGTGACCATCGACGGCTTCAACTCGATGGACTTCATTCAGCAGTTGCGTCGCAACAAGATCAAGTCTGACTATCTATCCGTAGACAAGAACAAGGCGCCGTACGAAGACTTGCGCGACATCATCCACGAGGGTCGTGCGGAGTTCCCCTTCTACATGGTGCCGAACAAGCGCAGTGATACAGCGCTGACGAACATCGCATACAAGGAGTTGTCCGAGGTTCGCGATGTGGGTCGAAAGATTGATCACCCAGTCGACGGGTCCAAGGATGTATCGGACTCGATGGCCGGCGTCTCGCACGTGTTGATCAGCAACAGCAAGTACATTCGCGAGGCTCGAACTGTTGAACCAGATGACAATGATCGACCGCGTGAGCGCGTGGTGGAGAACGTCGACGAGTTGTTCAGCGACTTCGATGTAGACAATGCGACTCTTGAGCAGGGCGCCACGTTCAAGCCGGTGTCGTTTGAAGACTTCAAGCGCAACGAGAATGGACTTCCATCTATGGAGGATCTAGCTCGCATGATGAACGGCAACGGAACTCCAGGCTTTCCTGTGGGAGAGAAGCTACTCTAATGAGTGGTGTGCTCGACAGGGTACTCCTGATGGTATAATGTGCTGCCCTAAATCAAGGCGTCGTTTCGCAACAGTGCGATCCCTCGTCAAAGGTTTAGGAGAGCCCGTTGAGCATGCCGCAGCTGTTTGGCCCCAATGGCCAGTCGATGCAGCAATACCTGGAGTCCAAGGAGTTCGCGGGTCGCCCGCGCAACCCGAAGCCTATCGTCGGAGATGCGTTCTCTGATTGGGCGGGAATGTCGAAAGACTTCCTGCACCTACCCGGCGGTGGTGCGATTCAGTTCGACACCTCGCGTCTTACCATGGCGGACTTCCGTCGCATGTCTGAGCATTACCAGATCGCGTCGAGTATCTATGTGCTGACGTTCATGTTGCACCAGCTCGATTGGAAGCTCGAGGGCGACGACAAGAAGGTCAACGACTGGTGCTCCTACAACCTCGAGTTGGTGTGGACGCGACTGGTGCGCTCGTTCAGTTCTGCGTTCACGTTCGGCTTCAGTGCTAACGCGGTGGAGTGGGAGAACGATTCCAACGAGGGTAAGCTCCGCATGAACAAGATCAAGGATCTTGTTCCCGACGAGTGCGAAGTGAATTGGAAGTATGTCAAGTCTTCACTCAAGAGTGAGTCGGGGCTTACCCCTGCGCCCGACGTTCCGATCTTCGATGGCATCAAGAAGCGTGGTTCGATCTACAAGGTGCCGGTTGAGAACTCCCTGTGGTACCCGCTGCTCATGCGCCACGGCAACTACTACGGCACGCGACTTCTTCGCACCGCGTTCCAGCCGTGGTTCTTCTCGAGCCTCATCCATCTGTACCAGAACAAGTACTTCGAGCGCTTCGGCGAGCCGGTGCCGATCGGTCGCGCGCCCTACACTGACAAGGTGAAGGTGGGCAACAAGACCGTGCATGGCTACGAGCTCATGTCGAACATTCTCGGAAACATCAGGGCTCGGTCCGCGGTGGTGCTGCCGAACTCGCGTAGCAAAGAGGGCATGAATGATCAGCCCGAGTTCGACTACCAGGTCGAATACCTGGAGTCGCAGATGCGCGGCGCGGACTTCGAGCGCTACCTCACCCGCCTGGACGAGGAGATGAGCCTTGCACTCTTTACACCCCTACTGCTGCTGCGGACTGCCGATGCAGGTGGATTCAACCAGGGGATCGCTCACACTCAGGTGTACCAATGGATGCTCAACGCAGTATCGGGCGACTGGGCCGAGTATATCGACAAGTACGTTCTGCGGCCAATGGCTATCTATAACTTCGGGCCTAAGGCAAAACTTCCCCGAATCAAGTTCCGTAAGCTCGGTACCGCCCAGCAGGAGACGCTGCGCGCAATCGTCCAGTCCCTGATCTCCAAGGACAAGGTGATGCCCGACATCACGGAGCTCGGGCAGCACATCGGACTCTCGCTTGAAGAGGTTGAGCAGGTCATGGAGAAGAATCCCGACGACGCTGGCATTCATCCTGAACAAGATGACGACCCGGATGCCGAAGGGGATCGTCGCAGTGGTCGGCCGGAACGGCTCAAGGATGAAGACCTCAAGCCCGGTGCCACCACAAAGCAGATCACGCAGCGGATACACGAGCAGATCAATCGTGTGTACAAACTTGATCTATTCAACGAGTGGACTCCTGCTCCAGGATTCAACAAGCAACTAGCCGCCGAACTACAAGCAAACGGCCACCCGGACGCACGGCGGGCGGCAACGGCGTTCACCGGCGCGGCCATCACCGCGATGACCGACGCAGCAAGGCTGGGCACGAAAGCCTTTCCCACGGCGGATGCAATGAAGGATTACGCCACCAAGATTCTCGAGTCCGAAACGGAGAAGCTCTATGCCTCTGCCTGAGATCACACTCGACCCCACCGAGTACGGCACCGTCACCTGGACGGGCCTCATCTCCAGGATCGACTCAGTGGTGGACCCCGACGACCTGCCCGACAAGTCCCCCGTCACGGGCAGTATCATCTTCAAGCCCAGCGCTGGCGCACTCAAGTTCCTCGGCGCGAGCCCCGTGTTCACGATGTTCTTGATTGACAGAACAGTGAACATCGTCGATGCTCAGGTTGATGAGCAGGGTCGCAAGTACATCAAGCTCGAATCGAACTCTGCACACTCCACACCCGAAGCGTTCACGTGGACTGCGGTGTTCAACCTGGAGTACGAGGGCAAGATCATCCGGGTGCCGGATGCCAAGTTCTCCTTGCAGCCGGGTCAGGTGCTCGACCTGTCGACTGTCATCTCGTCCGCCGAGGTTACCTACTACACACCGATGCAGCTCTCGGCTGCGGTGGCGGCGCGTGAGGGCGCAGAGGCTGCGCGCGATGAGACGGTCACCATCAAGGATGAAGTCGTCGAGGTTGCCGACACTGTCGACGCAAAGATCGGGGCTATTCCGATCACCGCCTTGCCGGAAGCAGTATCGGACGCCCGGTACTCGCCGCGCATTCCGACGTATCAGGCGCAGCTATTGGGTCAGGCGATGAAGAAGCTTCGCTTGGGGCAGGCCGTCAAGATCGTTTGTCGTGGTGACTCGACTACTTACGGTCACGACACCGTCTCGTCTGATAGGGTGCCAGCACCCGACGTGACCTTGCCGGACGGCACGAAGCCGACGTTCACTCGTTCGCCAGTTCCGTTTCCGCAGGCGATGCAAAACTTTCTGAATCAGACCTATGGCGAGATTGTCACGGTCGAGAATCAGGGACACTCCGGTGACTGGGTTCAGCGCGGCATGACTCGCTGGCTCAATAACGTCAACGCTGACATCACGGTGATCAGCTACGGCATCAATGATGCACTCTCGACCGGTGTGCCCGTCGAGATTCGTGGCAACATCGCTTCGTACATCGAAGCCACAGAGCGGATGATTCTTCGCGACCTTGCGTGGGGATCGGCCGTGGTTCTCATGGCTCCGATCCGCCAGCGTGGACCTGTAGGCAGCCCCGACGTGGACGCTTACCGCAACGCGCTGCGAGGGTTGGCGGACTCGTACGGCATCCCACTGATCGAGACCGAAGAGTTCTTAATCACCGCGCCGTGGGATTGCTGGTCCGATGGAAATCATCTCAACACCAAGGGCAACGGGATCATGGGCGCTCGGCTCGCCGCGCTGTTCATTGGCGAGGGTCCACTCAAGAAGAACATCGTCGAGCCCGGCTCCAAGCTACTCGGACGCCCGACGCTGGATAATGTTGTTCTTCGAGGCGCAATACAGACGACCTCTACAGGCTTTAAGACTCCTCGCGATGAGTCCGCGATGCAGGCCGGACTCGCTGTGGGCTTCCAGGGCGGAGGCACCACTGCCCTGGATGGTGTTGCAACTTGGTCGTTCTATACCGAGTCTCCAGATGTTGTGCTGATTCCGTGGTCTTACATCAACGCAGACTATGCCGGCGAGACCGGTGCGCAGATCTCTTACGAGCTCGACTTCGCCGTTGAGCAGGGGCAGAATTACAATGGTGAGGTTGTGAGCCCCGGCGTTAGTGGTAACGGAACACTGTCTCCGAGCTGGAAGATACATGGTCCATTTGCCACAGGCCAGGTCTCTAGCTACATGAGTGACCCGGTGACGAATCCGTTGGCAATCAGGGTGTCGACTCCAGGGTGGCATACGATTCGAGCAATATTCCACCGAACGGTTACTCAAGCGGTCGCTGTCACGCACATGATCGAGGCGATGGATTGGCGCACCTATCAGGAGATTCGCAAGCCTATTGATTTCACGCCTGTTACGAACTCACTCCAGGCGGTCAATGTTCCGGTTCCTTCGTATTACAATGAAAGTGCAGACATAACGGTCACGAAGATTGGTTGGCCAGCTCTTCTTCAGGCCCTTTCAGTTAAGTCATGGGGGGTGAGCTACTATTCCGCTCCCATCGTAAAGCTTACACTTAGGACGTACGGAGTTGGCGTTATCGAGTATGCATTTTTGTGTACTCAGCGACCTGATCAGGCCGGAGCCGATATAGCCCAGAGGTCTGTTGACAGCTATGCGGCATCTGAAGGTTCATCTGCTATACCATTTCTCAAAAAGCTTGGGCCGGGGTTCTCAACAATTGCCGGCGGGGCTGCTCCCGAGGTTAGCACAAGTGCTCGAGAGATTGCTTACCTTTCGTACGAGGCTGCAACCCAATCGCTGGTGTTCACCTGGCGCACGCAGAACTCTGGAGATTCAACGGCAAAGTATCTCAGGAAGAACTTCTTGATGACATTCTCGCTGCTCTGAATAAACAACAAGAGAGGGTGACATGAGCACCACGGCAACACAGCACGAACTGAGATGTGACTGTTCAAGTCACAGGTTACTTGCGCACTACGGGATCGACGAAAACGGCAAGCTGTATGTTCTCGTCGCTTCGTTCCGCAACCGCAAGCCAACCACCAAGATCTTCAGCAATCACTCTATGAAGATATTCTGCCCTTCGTGCGAGCGCTGGTTCTCTGTGGTGATCAACAACCAGGAGATTTCCAAGCAGGAGATGCGACTACCTCCGGCACTGCCGGGGGAACGAGTAACAAAAAGAGTAGTGCTGGACAATGGCAAACCGAGGCTGTAGGGTACGGTGAATTATGGGCCAAGATACGATGACCACCGAGCAGGTGCGCAACTGCGTCTTCGTTCGGAACTTGGGGCCAGGGTCATCCCTCTTCGAGAAGAAGAATGCAGCTGGCGAGACCTCGCTGATCATCGAGGGCAAGCCGATCTTCCGTAGCGGTAACTTCGAGGACAGCAACGGGTTCGCGCACGAGTGGGAAACGCTGCACATGCAGCAGATGTGTGACCACTACACGCTCCTGAAGGACCGCGAGATCTTCGCGGACATTCCCGTTCGCAAGGGCCACGTCGACTGGGGTGGCATCTTCAGTGATCCCGTCCGCAACGCGATGGACGAGCTCATCGGGTACATGACGAACTTCCGCACGGAGGATCGCAAGAACCCGACGGATGGTCAGACGTATACCTACCTCCTCGCAGACCTCGAGATCCTCGAGGAGACCGCGATCAAGAACATCAAGAGCGGTCTGTGGAGGAACGTCTCCGCTGAGATCAGTGGATACCGCACCAACGCTGGGGCAGAGTACTGGCCCGTGATGATGGGCGTGGCCTACGTGGACATGCCCGCAGTCGAGGGACTCAAGTCCCAGCATTCCAAGGCAAAGAACAATTTCAGTCTGATCCTGGAGGAAGACGAGATGAACACGCAGAACGGCAGCACCGATCAGCAGCAGGCCGCACCCCCCGCGGCACCGGCTGTCCCGCAGAACTTCCAGCAGCCCGCCGCACCGGCGACGCCGTTCCAGTTCAAGATCGCCGGCAAGGACACCAGCGACTACGCCGCGGTCCAGGCCCACATCGCCACCCTCGAGTCGCGCAACGAGACGCTCGAGACCGCGCAGCGTGAACAGTTCCAGGCCAGCAAGGCCGCGTTCGTGAAGTCGCTGGTGGACACCAACAAGCTCGCCGCACCCTCGCTGGACGACACCCTCGACTACGCGAAGGATCTCGACGAGACCCAGTTCGCCGCCTGGAAGAAGATGATGGACGGTCTGCCCGTCATCGGCATCACCGGCGCACAGGGTGCGGGTTTCAGCCAGAGTCACGAGCAGGTCCAGCAGGGAGACCAGACCCAGGACAAGATCGACTCCCTCAAGGGCATCATCTCGATGCATCAGTCGGGTGGCATGTCGCGCGATGCGATCATCGAGACCGCCACCTACAAGGAGCTGATCCAGCTCGACAAGACCTACACGCTGCCCACGTTCTAGTCCTCCCCGTCACCCGACGAATCAACAGAAGGAAGAATCACAATGGCTGACTTCGTGAGTGGTCGCGAGGACTACGCGACTCACGGCAAGCGACAGATCCTCCGGCACGCGCAGCCCGGTTCCTACAACGTCCAGCCCAAGACCATCTCGCACGCCGCGTTCCCCACAGAGGAGATCGACGGCCACGAGCAGAAGGTCCTGAACGAGGGCGAGGTGCTGGTGGCACTGACCTCCGGCCCGCAGGCGGGCAAGTGCGTTCCTTTCCAGCTCGATCCGGCAACCCCGTTCACCGACGGTCGCTCTACGCTGGCCAACGTCGTCGGCGTGTGCAAGGACTACTTCGGCGCGCAGCTGATGGATCGAGATGTCGAGGCCGGCAACCTCGTTCACGGGCACCTGGTGCAGGCCTGGTGCACGATCCGCAATGCGGACGGCGAGCGGGTGACGTTGCCCAACAACGTCGCCGATGCGCTGCGCGACAAGAAGAACCTCCAGATCCAGTTCTCGTAAGGAGAGACGACCGTGACCTTCCAAATGTCGGCATTCAACAAGCCGACCACACTCCCCGACGGGCGCTTCGTCGTCAATCAGCCGCTGGATCGACTCGTCCGCAAGGAGGTGATGCTCGGTGTCATCCGCGAGATCGTCAAGCCCGAGGATCACATCGGACTCCAGCTGTTCCCCTTCTACAACGTGCCGAGCGATGACTACATCTTCTCGTACGTCAAGGGTTTGACCACCGGCCTGGCCCCGGCCATCTCCGAGTCGGCCGAATCGGAACTCGCCCAGAAGGATTCGGGCTTGTCCGGACAGGGCCGCGCGTCGCTCATCGACTGGCGGCTCAAGGATCACTACGACGCAGCCGATGTGCAGCGGTTCGTGGACATCCAGATGCTCGCCGAGTCCGGCGCGCTCGGCCCCGGCGGTCTGCCCAGCTCGCTGCAGGGTGACCTCAACCAGTTCCCCGAGCGGGTCGCACGAGACACCGTCGAGCGTCGGCGTCGCCTCGACAACCGAATGGAATGGCTGCACATGCAGTCCATCTCCAACGGCGGCGTCGCTTACAACGATGGCAACATCAGTTTCGCCGTCGACTGGAAGCGTCCCGCCGACCAGCACGCCCAGGCGCCGCTGGCCTCGCCGGACAACCGCTACGACACCGACACGCATGACCCGATCAACGACATCAACAAGATCAAGCGACTCATGTATGACCGCTACGGCGTCATCATGGACCGCGCGATCTGCTCGAACAAGTTCCTGTTGTCTCTGATCAACTCGAGCAAGTTCATCGTCCGTGCGGGTATGGGAGTCGCCGGCTCGACCGGAGCACCCGAGGCATCGGACCTGCCCTACGTCGTCAACAACTGGGGACCGCAGGTCGCCATCGACCTCGTCAAGGCGCAGACCGGCATCGAGTTCATCGAGTACGACTCGGGCTACCGCAGCAAGAACCCGTTCGATCCCTACGGCGCGGTGACCTTCAACCGCTACCTGCCGGAGAACCGGGTCATCTTCCTGCCGTCCGAGGCCAGCATCCGCGAGTTCGATTCGAGCCCGATCGGGTTCGGCAAGATGATGACCTCGCCGCACACCATGGGCAACAACGCGCCCGGCTTCTACGACTGGGAGCAGGAGACCACCGATCCCTGGGGCCGCAACATCGGCACCGGCATCAAGGCCTTCCCGCTGTTCCCGCACATGGAGCTGTCCTACACCATGGACGTGGTTCTGTAATCTTTCCGGAGACGTTCGGAAGGGAAGGAGATCGGACATGGCCAGCGGAAGCACGGTCGTTCTGAAGAAGAAGGGTGATCGGGGTGGGGTGAACCCCGGCAGCGGAAACGGTGCCGGGAAGCTTCCCTACAACGCGATCACCGGCGGTCAGTCCGGAGCGAATCCGGTCCAGACCCGAGCCAACATGCAGGGCCACCTGCGTCGCGTGATCGGGTACGGTCAGCACTGACCCCCATTCGTCCCTGGCACGGGCTGATCCCCTTGCCGCCCGTGCCAGGGACGCACCACACTTCGAGCTTTGAGAGGAGGAAACACAATGGCAGATGACACCAAGTCCGGAGTCCTCGAGGGCGACGAGACCTTCGTCGGCGTCGATCCGATCTATGCGAACGCAGCGGTTGCGACCGATGCCCCGCAGTATCCGGAGGGCGACCCCGACGAGCTCGAGAAGTACGAACGCTTCAGCGAGGTGCCGGAACCGGAGACGGTCAGCAACTACGCCTCGAAGAAGAAGGCCGAGCCCAAGTCGGAGGCCAAGGAAGAGGAGCCGGTCCAGGAGACCAAGCCCTCGACCCCGCCGCCCCCGCCCGCCGCGCCGCAGAAGTAGGAGACCAAGATGGCCCGTCCAGCTTACACCGACGAGGATTCAGTCAAGACCCACCTTCGTAACGTTCGCCTCCAAGCGGGCGTCACATACGAGGGCATGATCGAAGCCGCGTCAAACGAGGTGGACGGGCATCTTGGTACCCGATACAAGACCCCCATCGACGTCGAGGTCTCGGACCCAACCCAGACCACCGCCGCCTACTGGCTGAGTAACGTCACCTCCATGATCGCAGCAGGTCGCTACCTCATGGCGACCAGCGCGGGTGGATCGCACGACTCAACTCACAACTATGGCAGCTACCTCGTCGGTACTGCCATGGCACTCATTCGCTCCGTCCAGAGTGGCAAGACAGATCTTTCCGGGATCGAGTCACTCGAGGGCGTTGAAGCTGGTCCAATGATTCTCAACCAAGACGCATACTCGCAGGTCGATCTCTTCTACGACAACATGCACCCGGAAGGTTTCATGCCAGGTCGAATGACTCGGGGTGACACGCCGTGGCCGAGATAAGCTACACCGTAGACACGAAGCGAGTTCAGCTTCGTGTCCGCGCAATCGAGCAGCGTATCAACGCCTCGGGTATGGCAGCGTTCTTCATGAGTGTGGGAACCAACTACCTTCAGGGTCGCGCGGGTGCGCGGTTCGCTAAAGGTGGCGACGACGCTTCGGGCAAGTGGCAGCCACTGTCTCCGCACACGATCCGAGACAAGGTCCAGGGTGGACTCGATCCTCGAATCAATATTCGCACAGGCGCGATGAAGGCTTACCTCGAGAACGCGCCAGGCTACATCATTGGCGGCGGCGCGAAGGGAACTTCGTTCGGCTGGCCTCGTGCATCTCCTTCTAAAGATATTCAGGACAGGATTCGACTGGCGCAGTTCGGTAGTGCAGCGCTCGGTATTGATCGAGGAGACGTGGCACGAGATGTGCCTGCACGCCCGGTGATTGCAGCAGATGCAAGCGACATGCTGACCCTCGCCAAACTCCTGGATGCATACATCGGGAGTAAGTGATGCCTTCAATCGAAGACCCCGGGGATACCTTTTTTCCTTATAACGCGATCAGGGTTATCGAGCTTCGCATCGCCGATCTCGTCGCCCCAGACTTGAACTTTCAGCGTCGTCGTGTACACGTCGGTGATCCCGACCAGACGGTTGCCACTGTCCCGGTCGATGCCCAGGTTTCCAACAGGGAGATCGGACGTGTCGGACCTTCGACAACTGAGTATACGATCTACATTCAGAGCCTCATCATTGATTCGGACATCGAGCGGGGTTTGAGAACCCATTCGTTTTTCGCAAAGAAGTTGAGGGATGTGCTTGCATGGGATCGTCTCCTGCATGTAGCATTGGGCCAATTGACCTCAGTGATGGGTCCAGTGACAGAGTCGACCACTGAGGTCAGGATCGGCGGCCAGCTGTTCCACAACGTCGAGGACGATGGCAACATGTACTGGCTCAGTACAGCGGACTTGACAATCATCACCGAACAGAGATCAAGCTAACAAAGGGAGAATCATGCCCAGCGTAGACGAACTGCGGGAACAGGTTCGGGCACGTCGCCAGGAACTTCGTGACGCAACGCGGGAGCGCCAGGAGCTCGAAATCGAGAAGTCCGCCGACGTTCAGAAGGCGGCACTCGAACGCGAACTCGCATCGCTCGAGACCGACATCGCGTACGAGGAAGCGGCCAAGATCCTCATTGAGCGCGCCGACGAGTTCAACAAGCCCGCCTCCGACGTGGCGGTCGGAGGCATGGAGCCCAAGGGCTCGCCCGCCTCGGCCAAGCCCGCCGACAGCGCTCCGGCCACCGACAACACTCCTCCCCCGCCGTCGGTGCCGGACAAGACCGACGACACGGACAAGGCCGACGACACGGATCCGCTCGCCAGCCTCAACCTGCCGGGCGACTCGTCGGACGACGACGACCAGAAGGAAGGCAAGTAAGTCATGGGCTTCAATGCACAGCAAGGCGCCATCGCCTTCAAGACCCAGAGCGCCAAGGGCACTCCGGCAACCAACATGGCGACCGAAGGTATCGCCATGTATCGTACCGGCGGTTCGCTGAGTCCCAACGTCGAGCTCATGACTCCCGACGCGGAGATCGGCGGGCACCGGGACACAGTCGACGCGCTGCTCGGCCCCATCTCCAACGGTGGCGACCTCGAGTTCTACACCCGCTTCGAGTCCATCGGCTTTCTCCTGAAGGCTGCCCTCGGTGCGCCGGTCAGCGCAGCCGGGACCGTGAGCGGAACTCACGAGCACGTCTTCACCCCGTCGGACGCGCAGCTCCTGCCGTTCTTCACCACGTGGGAGCGCATCGGTGCAGGCCTGCAGCGGGTGCAGTACACCGACTGCGTGGTCAACACCCTCTCGCTCGAGTGCGACCCGGACGGTTACCTCACCGGCTCGGTCGGCATCATCGGCTGCCGTGCGCTGTACGGCGTGCCGGACATCAACGTCCAGCCGATCCTCGACGAGACGAAGTTCACCGTCGGCTCCAACATCAAGGTCATGCACGCCGGTGCGGACCTGAAGTCCAAAGGCTTCAGCCTGGAGATCAACAACAACTTCGACGACAGCGACTTCCGTATGGGCTCGCGGTACATCGAGGATTTGACCCCCGGTCAGCGCGAGGTCACCGGCTCGGTGAATCTGCGGCACGAGAGCGATGCGATCATGCGCTCGGCTGTCCTCGGCTCCGCGGTCGCCACCACCGCTGGCGGGCTCACCTCCAAGGAGCCGGTCATCATCGAGATCGAGAGCTACGGCGAGATCGACGGCGCAGCGACGCCGACGACCAACCGCCTCGAGATCGAGTTCCCGAACGTCATCTTCGAACCCTTCGGTTTCGAGCCCTCGGGCGCGGATCAGATCGAGGGTGACGTCTCGTGGCGAGCGGTTCGTCCCGAGTTCGGCACGCCGGTTCTCACAGCGACGTTGCTGAACGGACTCGCCGCTCTCCCTTGATCTTTTCCGGTGCCTCCGGGAAAGTCCGGTCCCGAGTTCCTTGCCAGTGGGGACTCGGGACCGGTTTATAAATGTCAGTAGATAGCCACAGGAAGGGCTCACAATGACAGTTCCAGTTCCGACTTCGCAGGCTGATCGCACCGCGTTCGATCCCGAAGACGACAAGACACAGCGGACCATCGACCGCATGGCCGAGGCCGGCGAGGTGATCGAAGAGAAGCGCTTCATCGACTACTTCGCCGAACCCGAGACCCACCTCCACAAGCTGCCCGACGGCGTCCAGTGGTTCGAGTTCCAGGAACTCCGCGAGGGCGGCAAGGCCAAGTACGAGAAGATCATCAACCGCGAGGGCATAAAGGTCCAGCGCGCCACGGGTGACGCTCGACTTCCGATCGACCCAGCGATCGCGCGGCATACGCTGATTCAGCTCGCCGTCACGAACGCCTACATCATCACCACCCAGAACGGTCGACCCGAGCCGTTGCAGTTCCGCATGGGGCCGAACGAGAAGAACACCCGCTTCTGGGAGACCGTCCTCGAGAAGTTCCCGTCGAACCTCATCGACGAACTCCACAAGGAGGTCCAGAAGGTCAACCGCTGGATCGCCGCGGACGACGACATCGAGGGTCTCGAGAAGCAGCGTGATGAGCTCGACGAGCGTATTCGCATGGCCCGGGAGGAAGAGGCAAAAAAGGACTCCTGATCGAGCAGGCGGAGGACTTCGTACGGGGCCGTCAGGTCCAGAACCCTCACCCTATTCTCCTGATCTACCAGAGACTGGAGACATGGAACTGGAATCTTCCGTACGTTCAGGGTGGCCTCGCCGATCAGGACGTGATGCTCCTTCGTGGCATTGACATAATCGCTTCTGCGAAAGCAAGGTTCGAGCGCGAAGAACAGAAGCGACAAGAGGCAGCAACAAAGACGAAGAACCCTACCGCCTCTAAGGGTACCCGCCCCGCAGGGCGGCGCGGTCGTCGTCGATAACTCGCAGCGAGGGTAGTGCTTGATTGCACTGCCCTCGCTGTGTATTATACCCAGTCATCCCCTACGGACACTTGAGGTCCACCTGCACAGTACCTTAAGGTCTGGAGTGTTTAGTGCTTACTACTGATATGATCATCGCGATTCACGCGAGGACAGCTCAGGCGCAGCGTCAGCTGGCACAGATGCAGGGGCAGCTCAAGGCACTCGAACGCGCTGGCATAGACTCAACCAACTCGGTGGGTCGCTCCGTCAATGGTCTCGATCGAACCAGTGAACGGGCACGCGCGAACTCGAACAAGCCCTGGTTCTCGCAGATGCGAGCGAGTGGTTCTCAGATTCAATGGGTAGGCAGGCAGATGTCTGTCGGCCTGACTCTGCCATTGATCGGCGCGATGGCAATGGGTACCAAGTTCGCTCTCGACTTCGAGAAGAACATGACCCGTGTGTCCAAGGTCTATGGTGACTCTGCGCTGGAGATCTCTCTCGGCAGCAAGGGCATGCAAGAGGAAGTCGACGCCCTGGGCCGCGCGTTCGTGGAGCTTGGAAACAAGTACGGGCAGAGCGCCTCCGATGTAGCGGAGATCGGCTCCTCCTGGGCGGCTGCCGGTAGCTCGGGTCGCGCACTCGCGAAGCAGACCGAGCTCACCATGCAGACCATGGTACTCGGCGAGATGACAGCAGCCGAGGCAACGGAAGCGCTCATCTCGATCCAGGCCCAGTGGGGTGTGGTCACCGAGTCCAACCAGGACAAGATCGAGGCTGCAGGTGGTGCGGTTAGGAACCGCGCCAAGGATGAGATGAGTCTCACCAATATCCTGCGCCAGCTGAACGCGGTCGAGAACGAGACCGGCGCCAGAATGCAGGACCTCGTCAAGGGTTACCAGCGCGCATCGGGCACCGCCCGGTCGGCAGGCGTAGAAACTGGCGAGCTTGCTGCAATGATCGCGGCGTTGGTGCCCGCCGCCGGTGGTGCCGCCGAAGCAGGAACCGCCCTGCGTACCATGCTCAACCGCGTGATGACCCCGATGAACGACGCCAAGGAAGTCTTGGCGATTATGAACATCGACGTCACAAAGTCTGCGTGGGTTACCAAGTCTGCGACCGAGCGCCTTCAGGAGATGGCGAACAGCTTCCACAAGTTGACTGGCCCTCAACAGCAGTGGCTCGGCTTCGTGATCGCCGGTCGCTGGCACGTCAACCGCTTCATGATCTTGATGAACGCGATGGCGAACGCCAACAGCTACTACGGCAAGACTCTCAAGACGCTTGGAGAACAGGCGCGTGTCACCCGCATCGCAGAGCGAGAGCTCGAAGCTGTTCTGAAGTCGAACCCGCAGCGTATGAAGCAGGCGGGCGCGATCATCCAGAACTCGCTGATGAAGGCTATGATCCCGCTTGTTCCGATGATCACGCAGGTCGCACTGTGGTTTGGCAAGCTGGCGAACGCCTTCGCGGAGATACCTCCGCACATCAGGACGACTATCCTCGCCGTCGCCCTCTTCCTGGGTGTGCTCGGCCCACTGATCATCTTCCTTGGAATGATCAAGCTCTCGATCGGCATGCTCGCACCTGCGTTCATCGCCATGGCGAAGTTCGTTCTGCTGCCACTCAAGCCCTTCATGATGATGTTCGCCCTCGTAGGCAAGGGTTTGACTGCGCTGCCTATCGCTGCGATCGCCTCGGCCAGGGGTATGCTGCTCGGCTTCATGTTTATGATCAAGAGTGTTGCCATGGTCGGCGCTGCCGTCGGCATGGTCGCTCCGATCGTGTCTACTGCACTGGGCATGGCGGCGACCGCCATCGTGGCCTGGGCTCCGACGGTCGCAGCTCTGCCAGCCATGATCGCGCTTGCGGTTGGCAAGATCGCGCTCGTTGTCGATGCACTCATGGCACTCATGAGGTTCCGCGTCACCGCCGGAATGGCAGTGATCACCACACTCTTTGCAGCTGGGCCGATCGCCTGGCGCACAGCTTTGGCGGTCTCGACCGGCGGCATCGCGCTAGTTATGGATGCACTCATGGTGCTCCTGCGCGTGCGACTGGTCGCCTGGTTCGCTGCAACCAAGGCACTGTTCTTCGCTGGCCCGATCGCCTGGGCTGCGGCAATGCGTACCGGCATGGCAGCTGTGTACGCCTTCATGGTCGCTGGGCTTGCTGCCAAACTGACAGCTACTCGCGTATGGGCTGTTGCATCTGCGCTGATACATAAGATTCACTGGGCCACGGTTGTAGGTATCGCCAAGGCTGGCATGATTGCCCTGGTGACTAATGTTCGCAAGCTCGCGCCACTCCTGCTCAAGGCATTTGCCAGTCCGTGGGTCTTGGCAATCGGCGCAGTCGTTCTTATCCTGACGCTCTTCAAGGATCAGGTCAAGGTCGCGATCACCAACGTGGTCGACTACTTCCGCAACCTTCCCGCCGGTATCAAGCAGGGCCTCGCCCCGATCGGTCGCATGTTCACTGCGATCAAGAACGGTATCCTCAAGGCATTCAACGCACTGCCCGAGGGTATCAAGAACGCAATGCTTGCCGTCATCAACGTGGTCAAGGCCGCGGCGATGGCAGTGTACCGACTGTTCAGTTACCTGAACCCCTTCGCCCGCCACTCCCCCTCCCTGGTCGAGAACGTCACCAACGGTATGGCAGTGGTGAACGATCAGTTCGCCAACAGCGCTCGGGTTGCCGAGTCCAACATCAACCGCATCCACTCTGCAATTAAGTCTCTGCAGGGTGCGGGTGCGGGTATGGTGACTGCCAACGATCAGGCGAAGGACGCAGAGTTCCGTGGCAATGCGGCCAAGGCCGGTGGCGCTAGTGCCCTGCCTCAGTACGACACACTGAATCGCCAGGTCGCCGAGAGCAAGCGTGCTCTCGAGTCCATGAACACTGCGATCGAGGCGCAGGAAGCCAAGGTCGAATCGGTTCAGAAGTCGATCAAGCGATACGATCAGACAATCAAGGAGATGAACAAGAGCCTGGAGACCACGAAGGCCATCCAGGCCAGCGTGGGTGACGCGCTGGATTCAGCGAAGGCTCGATTCGATCGCTACTCGAACGCGCAGGTCGCGGGCTACGGCGCAGCCGAGGATGCCATCTTCGCAAACGAGTTGGCACAGAAGCGACTGCAACTTCAGATCAAGCGGATGGAATCTGCCGCCGGTGGAGTGGACAGTGTAACCGACTCGTACGCTAAGCTCCAGGGGCAGATCGAAATGCTCCAGGGCAAGCAGGCGGAGCTGCGTGCCGGTGGCGCGGGGTCTGACATTCTCGGACCTTACGACGACATGATCGGCAAGCTCAAGTCGGAGCAGGGTGCGCTCGGCAGCGGCAACACTGGACCCGGTGCGGCCATCGCGCAGCTCACCACGCAGCTTGAAGCACTGCAGCGCCAGGCTGAGATCATGGACTTGGAGAAGGCGCTCAAGTTCGATTCGCTGAACCGTAGCATTGAGAAGTTCAAGTCGAACACCGAGGAACTCTCCTACGGCGAGATCATGAACGGTCTCGACTCGTCTCGCAACTCGGTCAACGCACTGTCCCTTGCGTACGATAGCCTCGGCTATCAGCTCAAGGGTCAGGAATACCAGATCGCACAGGTTGAAGCTGCGCGCGCCGCGATGCAGGATCAGTACGACCTGGAGAACGACAAGCTCTCGATCATGAAGGAGAGCTACGACGCTGTCGAGGAGTCGATCCGGGCTGGCGAGCAGGCCATGCAGGACTTCTCCAGTGCGATCGACGAGACAATCCAGCGCCAGGAAGCGCTCGAGCGTGCGCAGGAAGCTGCTAAGAAGAAAAAGAAGAAGGGTGGAGCTGCGGGCTCGGAGGATGAGTACACCGCAGCCATGGGCTTTGAGGATGCTGGTCAAGCGGACTTCGCCATCCCCGGCAGCTCGAACGCCATCATGCGCGAAGGCGGCATGGGTAACCAGGCCGGCGAGATCGACGCATTCACGGACAACCTTCAGAAGTCCATCGAGGAGTCCCTCGGTGGAATGAACCCCTTCGCCCCGGTCATGGCGGCGTGGGATCGGACCAAGCAGTGGTTCTCGCAGAACGTTGCCCCCGTCGGTCGTACTGTCGGTGCGATGTTCCAGGGTATCGGCAAGTCCATCCAGGCGGGGTTCAACGGCGGCGAGCCTGCCGTCGATGCACTCACACGCGCGTTCGCCGAGGGGCGAATGGGGATAGACGAGTACAAGAAGAGGTTGGGCGAACTCGGGGCGGACACCTCTACCCAGGGAATCCTAGCACGACTGAAGGAAGGCGTCGAGGAGAAGGACAACGTCTTCTACAAGATCGGTCAGTGGGTTCAGCAGGCTTGGGAGAAGATCGAAGGATTCGGAAAGCTCGCTGGCGACTTCCTTGGTAAGCTGTTCGGACCCGACCTCAAGTCCACCCTGGTCATCATCAAGGACGGCCTCTATGAGATCTGGACAAAGGCGTCCGGCCCACTCAATGAACTCAAGGATTCCCTCGGGCCGTTCCTCAAGATGGTTGGCGAGCTCGCCGTCATCGTGGGTGGCGCACTCCTCATGGCGTTCGAGGTTGTCTGGGAGATGCTCAACGGAGCGCTCGGACCCGCCTTCAGTTTCATCGCCGACCTCATCGGTAGTCTGATCCTGGTCATCACCGGCATCGTCAAGGTGATCACCGGCGCATTCAACATCGTACTCGGTACGGTGAAGCTGATCTTCAGCATCTTCAAGGGCGTGTTTACGTTCATCAAGGGGCTGTTCTCCGGCGACATCGACATGTCCGGCTTCGAGGGTGTGGGTGCAGCACTTAAGCAGATCTTCGTTGACGGCATCGGCAAGGCGCTCGGCGGTCTGTGGAGTGTCGTCAAAGGCATCTGGGACGCGATCATTAGCCTATTCAAGAACGCAGCCAAGATCGTTTGGAACGTGGTCTACGGTTTCGTCAAGGGCATCATCGACTTCTTCAAGACCCTGTGGGACGTGCTCGTCGGGCACTCGATTGTGCCTGACACGATCAACTCGATCATCGACTGGTTCAAGGAATTGCCCGGCAAGCTCCCCGGCATCGTGTGGGGAGTCATAACCAAGGTCATCGGGTTCTTCCTGAAGCTGCCCCTGATGATCGGCAAGGCACTGCTCACCCTCGGCGGGTTCCTGTTCAATGCCTTCATCACAGCTATGGCGTGGTTGCTGCCGAAGCTCCCGGGCATGATCTGGAACGTCATCAAGTTCTTTGCGACGTTGCCGTTCAAGATCATCGCCGCACTCGCCGGGTTCGGCATGAAGCTGCTGGGCTGGATCGGGCAGGCCATCTCCTGGTTGGTCCCACAGCTCCCCGGCATCATCTGGAACCTGATCACATTCTTTGCAACCCTGCCGTTCAAGATCCTCGGCGCACTCGGTGGCCTCGGACTCAAGCTGCTCGGCTGGATTTGGGATGCGATCAGCTGGCTCGTACCTCAGTTGCCAGGAGCCATCTGGAATATCATCAAGTTCTTTGCTACCCTGCCATTCAAGATCATCGGAGCTCTCGTCGGGTTCGGTGGACAGCTATTCGAGTGGGCCAAGGGCGCATTCATGTGGCTGCTTAGCCAGCTCCCCGGAATCGTCCAGGGTGTGATCGACTTCGCCAAGGAGATTCCGGGTAACTTCATTCGAGGCCTCGGAGTCATCGGCAAGTTCCTGTGGGAGTGGATGAAGAAGGGCTGGGACTTCCTGGTCAACGAGCTCCCCGGCATTGTCGCAGGCTTCCTAAAGTGGATCGCAGGCATTCCGGGAATGCTGCTCGGCAAGCTCGGCGACGGCACCAAGGTGCTTTACAGCTACGGTAAAGACATCATCCAGGGCTTGATGAATGGCACCAAGGAGCTTCTCAAGAAGCTCGGTAGCTGGTTCCTTGAGCAGGTTCCTGACTGGATCGAGAAGCCGTTCAAGCAAGCTCTTGGCATCGAGTCTCCGTCGAAGGTGTTCGCTGGCTACGGCCAGAACATTGGCGAGGGCTTGATCCTCGGCATCGACAGCATGCAGCGCCAGGTCGAGCAGGCGTCGGTTGGGATCGCGGCGGCGGCAGACAAGGGCGAGGTCGCAGGCATGGCGATCTCGGCGGTTGCTGACACTTCGTCGGTGGGTGGCTCGGTGTCCGAACTAGGGTCCGCCGTTGCAGCAAACGGCCCGGTGGGGGTCGATGCGGCGGTGTCCCCGACCGCCGACGTGGCCGCGTTGCAGGCTGACCTAGACGCTGCGAAAGCCATCTTCGATGCATTCGCAGCCGAGATGGAATCCAAGTCGGCGGTGTTCGCTGCGACCATCAGCGCCTCGTTCGGTGCGATGTCCTCGAACGCAAGCGCCTCGATGACTAACATCTCGGGCGTGGGCGTCAGCTCGTTCACGGCACTGCAGACCAGCGTGGTCACGATCGTCACCACCATGGTGACCACCGTGAATGGTCAGCTGCAGCTGTTGATCAGCTATGTCACCTCGTTTGGTACATCGTTCACCGCCGCATGGAACGCAGCGTGGACAGCTTGGATGAGCCAGACCACGACCTCGGTCGACCACACGGTGAACGAGTGGACCCGCATGGCGACGGGTATGCAGTCGACTCTGGACAACAGCATCCGACCCATGTTCGATGAGATGAAGCTCATGCTCACCGAACTGGAGGAAGCCTACACCAGCACTGTCAACAACGTCGGTACTACCTGGGACGGCATCAAGGAAAAGACTGCAGCCCCCGCTCGATTCGTCATCAACGACGTCTACAACACAGGCCTGCGCGGTGCGTGGAACAAGTTCAACGAGATGCTTGGCATCGAAGCGTTGCCCGAGTTCACCGCTTCGTTCCGCGAGGGTGGTCCGGTCTGGGGTCCGGGCACCGGGACCAGCGATAGCATCAACGCGAAGCTCTCGCGCGGTGAGCACGTCATCACCGCAGCAGAGGTCCGGGCGGCGGGCGGCCACGCGGCCATCGAGGCGCAGCGTCAGTACTGGCGAAGTGGCGGTGGCTACGATGGAGCTATCCAGGCCTTCCGCAACGGCGGTGCAGTGGGCGAGGGCAAGGCCCGTAGCAATCTGCCATTGAAGAAGGCGAACTCGAACGCCTACATCACCACGCCTATGCAGCAGGCAATGTGGGACGCAGTTTCGACAGCGTTCCCGAACATCGCATTGCACTCCGGTACTCGTACATTCGAGACTGGTGCAGGTTTCGATAATCACATGCAGGGGCGCGCGCTCGACCTGAGCCCGATCCCGGAAGCCGCCAAGTGGATTTACGAGATGAACAAGAAGCAGCCGGTCCTCGAGCTGATCTTCTGGCCGACCACGCTGCACCCGACCAACCTGCACAGTGGTGCCCCGCTCGACTACGGCGCCGCGACCAACGCTCAGCACATGGACCACGTCCACTGGGCGATGAACTCGATGGTTGATAACGAGGGCAAGGTCGTCTCCATGGTCGGCCCTGGTGACGCGATCAACCCTGTCAACTACGTGAAGCTGATCGAAGACGCATTCAAGGAGTTCAAGAAGACTGCGCTCGAAGCTGATCCGAAGTTCAAGGGTGGCATTGGACAGTGGCCTCCGAAGTCTGTCGATCACGGCATGAAGGCTGTCGATTACCTCCGTCCGTTCGCGGAGAAGCTGCAGACGAACTACAGCAGCGGCAACCAGGGTAATATTCCTTACAACCTGACTGCCGGTGTCGAGCAGTGGCGTGACCTTGCAAAGAAGATGCTCATAATGCAGGGCGAGTCGGTCACGTACGTCGATCGACTCCTCATGCAGATGCAGTCGGAGTCCGGCGGTAACCCGAACGCGATCAACCTGTGGGACGAGAATGCAGCAAGGGGCACCCCGTCCAAGGGCCTCATGCAGGTCATCGACCCGACCTTCCAGGCCAACCGAGATCCGCGTCTGCCGAACAACGTCTGGGATCCTGCAGCCAACATCGCGGCTTCGATTCGCTACACGCGAGGTCGGTACGGTTCACTGTCGGCTTGGTCCGGAGTCGGCTACGACGCTGGCGGTATCCTGCCCCCCGGCTTCACACTGGCCAACAATCAGACCGGCGGACCTGAGGCCATCCTCACGGATGCGCAGTGGAGCGCGATGTACACTGCAGCTGCGAACTCGAATCAGCTGGAGCCCGAAGATGTTCAGCACGCCATGGAGCAGGCGAACAAGAATACGGGCAACACTGCCGACAAGCAGGCTGCGGCAATCATCAAGGGCATGGACGTGTGGCAGCGTGCGTGGACTCCGGAGGTGTTCGACGCAACCGACAAGGTTGCAGACGCGGCCGACAAGGTTGCAGCCTCGACAGAGACCCAGGCTGCTGGCACGGTTCTGCTGAGCAAGAGCATTGGCAAGTACAACGACGAGATCGCTGCACTGTCGAAGTTGCTCAACGCAGTGTCCACCGCTGCGATGGCGAGCACCAAGGTGACCATCACCTACGACGAGCAGGGCAACCAGCAGTCGGTCAACAACCCGAACCAGAAGACCGACAAGAATGGCAAGCCGATCTTCACTGTGGATCAGCCGACATTTTCGACCTGGGCTCCAGTGTTCGACGCAGTTGCCGGACTTCTGGAGACCATGCCGTACGCCGAGCGTGACTGGGCTGCAGACAACCCGGTGCCCGGCGAGTCGCAGACGCAGCGTAAGCTGCGTGAAGCACAGAACATGCTGGTTAACTTCGGCAAGGGTAGCTACAACGTACTCAAGGAGGTCGGACCTCCGCTGCTGCGCCACACCGGCATCATCGGCTCTGCAGTGGAGAAGCTGATCCAGGAAGATGGCACGGCTTGGACCACCGCGATCGGTATGATCGCAACTGGCAACCAGGCCGGATGGGCTATCATCATTCCGCTCGCACTCAAGACGGTTGGCACTTTGTTGCCATTGATCTTGTCCGCGATCCTTGATATAGTCCCAGCGTTGATCCGAGCGATCGTACGGTTCCTCACCCAGTTCATGCCTGACTCGGTGTACGCCTACGCAGATATGGCCGCAGCCGAGGCTGCTGTTCAGAACCAGCAGGACACCGGCGAGACTGCAATGGGTCAGGGCCAGCGCTACCCGACCGCTCAGTCCACCAACGTTCAGGGTAACGCACCTGTTAACATCTACGTCTACGGAGTTGAATTGCCGAATATCACAGATGGTGACGACGCCTCCGAGTTCGTGGACCAGCTCAAGCTGTTGGCGGCGAACGAATGAGCAGGGTGATACACCGCCCGAATCAGGCGGTCGACTACGGAACAGTCAACACGACTGGCCAGGGCAACGTCCTCGGGGACGGGAACAACAGCACCTACAAGGACTACTACGAGGACTCGGGCAGTATCCTGCTGTACCCGACCTTCGATCCGGCGCTCGTGCCCGATGGTCGCCAGATCATCGCGGTACGAGCGGGCCATGTCCAGCGGAACGGCGGCCTGGTCGGCCTGCACAACGGCTGGGTCATGGGGTACCTTCGGGTGGACAATGCCCGAGTACTCAAGTCCAAGGCGTACAAGCAGGATGGGTACTCACTCGGAGCTCGAACCATCGAGGGTGAGCCGATCTACAAAGGTGTCGATGTTCCCTGGGATGCAGCCGACATCAACCGGATGACCACTGACATCGGAGCAGCGACAGGTACGATCGCTCCGAACAAGCGGAACTTCTGGTGTATCGGCGCAGAGTCCTACATAGTCGTGGTGATCGACGACGATGTGCCTATCCCGACTATCTCGTACCCCGCGAACAATCAGGTCATCGACACTTCGTCGGTGGACTTCCAGGCTGTAGCAGTTCCCAGCCAGCCGGAGCAGCCGGTCGCTGCCGTGTTCCAGGTGTCACGTGTGAACACCTTCGACGACGACACTGTCGATACGTTCGTCGGTGGACTCAACGCCAGCATGACTGCGGGCAGCAAGAGCATCTACGACTCGGTCATCGGCAAGGATTCCTACACCAACCTCGGTCCGGGCAAGTGGTACGTCCGAGTCAAGGGCATGGACTACCGCGAGGTCCAGTCCGACTGGGGTCCGACTACTTCGTTCACGATCACCCACACCGCACTGCTCACCCCGACGCTGTTCAATCCGGCGAGCGGTTCTACCAAGGCTACGCCTTACGGGCTGCGTCAGGCAAGCTTCGCCACCAACCCGACCGGCGAGCGTTACGTCGGAGCGCAGTGGCAGTTCTGCCAGAACAACGACTTCGCTACCGGACCCGTGGTCTCGTGGACAAACAACAAGGAAGGTCGGTACAACCTTGGCCTCGTTGGCTACACGTCTGATCCCGACCCGACTATCGAGCCTGGCCTCAACGGTTCGAAGGTTTCCACAGACGATCCAGACCAGTACCTCAAGCAGGGCACCTGGTTTGGACGAGTACGTGCTGTGGATGTCTGGGGACAAACCGGCCCCTGGTCCGCATCTCATTCCTTCACCGTCAGTCATCCTCCGACTGTCCAAGACGTGTGGCCGAGCGGTGGCAAAGCCTTTGACGACGACGCTTTCCCTGTGCGATGGAAGTTCGGTGACGCCTGGGTCGGTGATGCACAGACTGCATTCCAGGTTATTGTACGAGATGGCTCTAACAATGTCATCCACGACACCGGCAAAGTCTCCAGCGGATTCAACACCCGCAAGGTAGTCATCCCTGACACCTTCCTGGAGCAGACGCTGAACCTGGCGATCAAGTTGTGGGACAAGGACGATGTCGAGTCCCCGTGGTGGACGGGTACCTTCCGGCTTGCCAAGGCTCCGGTCATCACGCTGAACTATCCGGCGCCGGACGAGGTGGTCATCACAGGCCAGCCCATCCTCTCCTGGTCGAGTGTGTTCTCCTCGGGGGCAAACCAGAAGTCCTACCACATCGCCTTCATCAACCGTGCCACCAAGACGGTTGAGTACAAGACGTCCATCATTGCATCCGCTGCGACGACCTGGAATGCTCCGACCGTGGTGCTAAAGAACCTGCAGAACTACCAGCTAGCACTCACGATCACAGACACCAACGATCTGTACACCACGCTGCTACGGAACTTCAGCACAGACTACGTGCGCCCGCCGACCATCCAGTGTGAGGCGTTCGTCAACACGTACGAAGATGAAGGCTACATCGACATCATGTGGCCTGACGTGTTGGTCGATCCGCTGTTCGTGGAGTACCGGCTCTATCGCAAGCGCGTGGACATCGACTTCCAGGACTGGGAACAGATCGGCACAGTCACTGATCCGAACGTGTTCGAGTTCCACGACTGGTCCACCAGTGGCGAGGCGGTCTACAAGTTCGGCATCACGCAGGTGGTCATGCTCTACGGAGCGCTTGTCGAATCACTGCCGGACGAGAACGGCGCACACCTTGCGGTTCGAGGCAGCCACTACTGGCTCATCATCCCGGACCACGAAGAACTCAACACCAAGGTGTACAACGTCACCGGAGACAAGTCCACACGCAGGGTGGAGATGAGCCAGCACGTCATCATCGAGGGCGGCGGCTCTCGGGTGAACTACGGCAAGCCCATCGGCATCGAGGGTTCGATGACCGCACAGATTCGCGGCGGGTCGCTGTACAGTGCGCGCGAGTTCAGCCTTCGCCTGGAGCGCATTCAGTTTGAGCGAGGCTACTGCTTCCTGCGTGACCCGTTCGGCAACTACACTCGCATTGCGCTTGGAGAGATCGGCGAGAGCAGGGTTCCCGGTGTCGGAACAAACGAGTACAAGGACTTGGAGATCCCATACATTCAGGTGGCAGCACCACCTGACGAGGGAGGGTACGCGGGATAATGGCGAACACTCCACCGCTCCATATCCAGCGCGCATTCCTCCAGCCCGTCGTCCGAGTCAACCGCCGCCTCGAGATCTACGAGCAGGACGGCAAGACGCCCTGGCGACGAGACCTATGGACCTCCCTCCTGGTCGGAGGCTCCGTGTCAGTGGACTACGAGCGAGACGAACGCAGGTCTATCGACCTGGAGCTTGACAACTCCTATGGTGACCTGAACCCCGAGGCCGGCGGTCTGTGGTACGACAAGGTTTTCAAGCTGTACTACGGCATCGACATCGGAGCAACCGAGCGTGGGGTCCGGGTCGCAATCGTCGAGCAGTACCAGTCTGATGGTCAGGCGTTCGCGCTCAAGCAGGCACTGTCTCGCGGCGGGGTCACCGAGGTTCACTACCTGCCCTCGGCCAGCACGTACGAGCAGATTCAGGAGTACGACGTACTCGTTTCCATCTCCGGTACGTCTACCCAGAAGGCAGCCTTCCTGACTCAGTGCTACAACCGAGGCAAATCAGTCATCACATTCACGATGGATCAGACCGCCGCTTCACTTCCGTTGGTCGTCGGGAACGCGGGCGGCGCGCCGGTCATTGACGGGGCCACGCGCCGCTATGCTGCGGTTGCGGGGGCATCCGACCTATCCGTCGGGTGGGACGAATGGAGTACGAGGGAGTTCCCTCAATCGCAGAACTTGGTGACGTGGGGCGGCCAGGGATTTGAGGACTTTGCATTGGGTCCGGTGGGCTCGCCATCGGTCTCGGCGACTATTGTCCAGGTTCCCGACGGCCCGGCTGGTGTACCCACCAAGGTGTACCAGGTCCCCAGCAATGGGTCGTATCGAGCAAGTACACAGCTGTTCAATGCCTCGGTTGTCGCCGGTGATACCTACTACTTCGAGGTGTGGGTACGCAAGATCACGCCAGGGGTGACGGGTGGAGTGTCCTTTGTGAGGCGCACCTCCACCGACGGAGCGAGCATTCTGTATTCGGCCATGCAGCTCACACTGGCGAATATGGTTCAGAATCAGTGGTACCTGATGAGCGGCACCATGGCGATTCAGGCCGGTCGCAATACCCTGAACCCTTACATTCAGGTGGACAACAGTGTGCCCGCTGGAGACATCATTCAGTGGGAAGAGGCTTACGTCAAAAAGGTTCTGCCCCAAGACTACTACCGCAAGGTACTCGCACCGGCGACCGGGGCGCAGACCATCGCAGCCATCAACGATACTCAAGGAGAGTCGGTTGGAGCAATCGCACGAGACGACGGAGACCGACGCTGGGTCCACGTCGTCCAATCAAACTTTGAAGAAGATAACTTCGTCGATCCAGAGGACTATGACTCGTTTGCGGGATTCGTTTCGCGAGCTGTTCAATGGTCTTCGACATACGATTCAGCAGATACATGGGAAATGCAGATCGGTGAGTATCTCGCGGATGCCATCTCCGATGGAGGTTCCTACTCTACGATACGCATTACAGGCCGCGACCTCACCAAGCTGGCCATCAACTCAAAGCTGGCATCCTCGACAACCTTCTCCAAGAGCACTTCCATCGAGGCGATTGTAAAGGCACTCGCCTCGAACGCTGGCATCACCAAGCACAAGATACCCGTGACCAAGAAGGTGCTCGACAAGGACACCACCTGGGAGCGCGGAACGTCTCGGTGGGAGATCATCAAGGAAGTCTGCAACACCAACAACCACGAGGTCTTCATGGATCACGAGGGGTACTTGGTGGTGCGGGAGTACCTCGATCCCCTTCTCTCGCCGACGAGTCTGTCGCTGTCCGGCGGCGTCGGGGGTAACCTCATATCGCGCGGTGCCCGGACATCTGACTCCAAGCTGATCAATCACATCGTGGTGGTCGGCGAGAGCTCGGACTCCAATGTACCACCTTCGTACGCCGAGGCGATCAACAACGACCCAAAGTCTCCGACGAGTATCCAGGAGCTAGGCGACAGGGTCGAGGTTATCACCTCGGCGCTGGTCACCACAGTATCAAAGGCGCAGGAGCTAGCAAACTCGTTGCTCGCGGTGTCGGCACTCGAGGAGTTCGAGCTGTCCTTCGAGTCCACCCTCCTCCCCTGGGTGGAGCCCGGTGAGATCATTGACATGTCAAAGTCTGATAGCAGGTACTGGGGACCAGATAGGTACCTGCTCACAAGCCTCACGCTACCGCTGGACCTGAGTCCGATGAGCGGCAATGGAAAGCGAATCGAAAAGGTGGGGGTGAATGATGAGCCAGAGACAGCTGAGTGAGTACGCGGTAACAGCTGCAGTCCGGGACGTCATCAAGACCATAGCGCGGAACGAGATTCAGAAGGCTCGTCCGGCCAGTCGGTTGGCGGCTGTCCAGTCGATTGATCCTGTCGATCGTTCTGCGCAGGTCATCTTCGTTGGCGAGACCGAGCCGGTGCGGGTACCTTACACCAGCAAGGCTCCTGCGTTCACTGGACAGTTCGTGCGTATCGGTGGCACGACTCATGATCGCTACATCGAAGACGTCATCGGTCAGGACTTCACTTCACTGGAGCTGGAGAAAACCAAGGAGTCCGTCGGCAAGCTGATGGAAGCTGCTTACGGCGAGGGCTGGTTCGAGGCCGACCCCGAAGAACTCGGCATCACCATCGGTGAGTACCTGACTTCGCTCGACAACCAGGGCGCTGTCGATGCTCTGGCACAAACGGTTGAGCAGGTCGAGACTACAGCCAACAACGCCAGCACTGCCGCTGGTCAAGCGCAGACCACGGCGAACAACGCCAGCACTGCTGCTGGTCAGGCTAGCTCGGATGCCAGCACTGCACTCGGCAAGGCTAACGACGCCGAGGCTGCAGCTGGTGCTGCGTCTAGCCAGGCTGGTGCGGCGAGCAGTCTCGCAGAGGCGGTCCAGACTGTTACCCAGCAGATCGCTAACAACATCAACGCCCTGGGCGAGGGTGTTGCCGAGGGCGTTGCCGATGTGGCGGACATCTTTGCGACCATTGGCAACATCTTTGGTACTGCTATCAACGCCGAGTCGAAAGCCATTGAGACCCAGACGAAGCTACAGGAGCTGATAGGCTCAAACGAGGCGGGAGCTTCGGGTGGCAAGTCTGGCAGTGATGATTTCGAGCGACCGAACTCCACAACGCTTGGTCCGAACTGGGTTACGCAGACGATGGCGGGTGACCTCACTCTGCAGATTGAGGATGGCAACGTTCGACTGCTCGGTGGTTCTGACACTACACTTGCGTATGCAAGGTGGGTCGGCTCGAACGATGTCATCAGTGATTACGTTCAGACCACTATGGTTGTCGGCGGCGGCTGGGGCGCTGCTGGTACCATGTATGATTATATCTTTGCTCGCTGGGATGGCTTGTTCTCGGGCAGCGGAGAGAACACCACGCCACTCAACTGCTGGGCAGCGCGACTAGAGAAGAGTGGTGTTGTTACACTAATCCGAGTTGTCAACGGGTCGATGGTTGAGTTCGGTTCTCATGACATCGGCAGCACTGCTATCGGCGATGTCATGAGTCTTCGGTGTGGCTCCTACACTCACAGTCGTCAGATCACTGTTGTCTACAACGGCGAGCCGATCATCTCCTACACAGACCTCACCGAGGTCTCGATGATGGGTCCAGCGTACCGCAAGCATGGGTTCTCGATGTTCGCGTCCAACGTCTTTGGCGTTCAGCGCCCGGCCAGGATTGCGAGCTACTCGTTCTCTGACATCCCCGGCGGTGGCATTATCCTGGGCAAGGGGTTTAAGTACTACAGAACTAACACGAACACAGTCACCACCCCAGCTGCATCGCTGCTTCCCACCTCAGTCTTTGACTCGATGATTATGTCTCCCGCCATCGAGCCACCAGGGGGAAGCTATGCCTGGGGTCAGGGGGAGTTCATCATTCCAATCGAAGGCTGGTGGGAGTTCACCTTCACGTTCGGAGGAACAACTCCTTCTATCGCCGCCAACGGCGCACTGGACGTAGAGCCGAGGCTTTACTATGGCCAGGGGACGCTCAATCAGTTCATTGAGATGGAGAATCAGCGAATACCAAGAGGGGCAACTAGCTCTGGTTCAGTAACGACTGGACCTCTCGTGTCCAGCATTCGCAGGTACTGTATCGTTGGCGAGCGTGTAGCCCCAGGCAACGGACCTTCGGGTAATCACATGGCAAACCTTACTGGCGCTGCGGATGGCAACCGCACTGCCTTCTCGGGCATTTTGCTTTCACCATAATAGGAGGTAGCTGATGGTACACCAGGAACAGAAGACGATTACATTTGATTGTCGTCCAGGATACACATTCCGGCTGACGCTGGGCCACCCGGACTTTGGCGAGAACTGGATCTCGATGGAATGCCTGGACGAGAACTTCAATGTCGTCCCTGGAGTTAATGGTGGATTCCGAGGCCCTGGCGTTCACCAGCCCCAACCTGCTGGGTTGACGCCCGAGCCAGAACCAGAGCAGAACGAAGCTTGACTACACCCGTAGTCGAGCGTATCATCGCACGCTAGTAGGAGGTAACACATGAGCATCTCGCCTCAGGGTTCGGGAACGGACCTGGTCATCCGACCGAACATCTTCAACGTGAGGTCGTTCAACGACTTCATCGCCATGCTCTACGCGATCTTGCCGGCCCTGACCCCGATCCTGCTGAGCTACGGCGTCCTCAGTGACGACGAGGTTGCACTATGGATCGGCCTCGGCACTAACGTGTGCCAGCTGATCCTGCAGTTCGTGCGCACCGAGTACTTCGCAAGGCGCATCATCTACACCATCTTGAACCTCGCCGTCTCCGTGCTCGTCGTGTACCGCGGGCTCGACCCCAACTTCCTCGACCAGTGGCTGCCGTTGCTCGTCCTGATCCTCGGCGCACCCCCGGCTGCGGTTGCAGTACAGAACGTCAACACGTCCGGAGACAACGTCGTGCCGATCAATCGCGGTCTACCGCCGGAAGGTGGAGCTCGACACGCGGCCTAGTACATGCCCCCTCGCCCGTGCTGATTCCCCCACCGGGCGAGGGGGCTCCCCCTCAGGAGGCATCATGGCTATCAGGTACTACCGGAACTGCTACAAGCCGGATTCCTACCCCGAGACCGAAGAGCATGTACGGTCTCACATCGCTTCAATCGCAAGTCCGACCGATGATCCTACCGAGTTCCACGACGAAGTGCAGATCGAAGTCTCGCCCAACGAGGACGGATCGGTTCGCATCTTCGGTGTGCTCGATCGAGAGCCGGCCTGTGACTACAGCTTGCCCGACGATTACGAGTCCCCCTCCGAGTCGGAGTACCAGCAGGGCTTCGGTGTTCGGGAGATGACACCCGCTCAACTTCACGAACACCTCATGCAGAAGGAGGTCTTCGAGTGAGCGTCGCTATCATCGGAGCCATCGCTCGAGAGAACGTTCGCCTCGGCGGCAAGTCCGTCTACACCCGAGGCTGGGAGACGCGCGGCAACGGGCAGCGCTCGAACTACGGCGGCATCCTGCTGCACCACACGGCGGGTGGAAGAAACGTCAACATCGACCAGATCTTGATCAATGGTCGGTGGGACCTCGCCGGCCCGCTGTGCAACTTCTGTATCATGTACGATGGAGACATCGGCGTGATCGCAGCACACCCGGCGAACCATGCAGGCGCTTCGGGTGGATGGGACACCAGCCCCTTCGCTCGTACGGGACTGTTCAACAGTCAAATCATCGGTGTCGAGATCCAATACCCAGGCACCGAGCCCATGTCGGCAGTACAGTACGAAGCTGCCAAGCGCCTGACAAACGCGACTCTGAATGTACTCGGCAAGCCTCGCGACTACCGCTGGGCCAAGTTTCATCAGGGCACCAGCATCGAGGGCAAGTGGGATCCTGGCTACCACCCCTCCGGCAAGACCTACAGCATCGCACAGTTCCGTAAGGACTGCGCTGGTATGCCTGCCGCAGCTGCCGAGAACCCCGACTCCCCGACCTGGCAGGACAACAGGTTCCAGCTGCTCGGCCCGAAGGCGGCGTGATGGTTACTCGCTACCACCCCATGAAGAAGGGGTACATCATCACCAGCCCTTTCGGGTGGCGCGACTTCGACAAGGCCGTACATCAGGGCATCGACTTCGGTCACCCCGACGGCTCGGGTGGCATGCCAGTGTTCGCCGTCCAGGCGGGCACGGTCATCATGGCTGGTACCGCTCAGGGGTACGGTGGGCCTGATCCGCACGGCTGGCTCGTTATTGACTCGGACGACAGTCAAGGGTCGGGCGTGTTCGAGTACGGACACATCACTCGACTGCCTTCGATCACGGTCGGCACCAAGGTCAAGGCTGGTCAGCGTATCGCCACGATCAACCCGAACCGCTCGACCAATGGTGGCACTGCGCCTCACGTGCATATCAGCTACATGCCTTACGAGTACAACCCGAACAAGAAACAGAACTGGTCTGGGCTACTCAAGAACGCCTATCACCAGGGCGAGGCGCCGCCGCCTCCAGTCAATGCACCGGCACCAACCCCATCGAAGGAGACTCCAGTGGCAGCAGCAGACGACGTGAAGCTCCAGCTTCGCGGACCCAAGGACAACGGCTGGCCCCAGCTCGCAGCACAGCCCGACGACGATGGCGTGCGCTTTTCGCCAGCCCACAATGGTCACCGCGACGCTCTGTCGCTCGTCGATGGTCTCGCGGTTGTAGTCAAGGAAGTCACCCTCCGTCTGCCGCGCGCAACGCGGGGCGTCCGGGACTACCTCTCCCGCAAGGGCGACACAGTCGCTGGCAATGCTGCCAATGCAGCGGCTATCGCGTACGAGAACAACGTGATGCTCAAGGCCTTGTGTCGCAAGGAGGGCATCGCACTCGAGAGCTTGACCGACCTGGAGCGATAGTCATGAGGTCCCGGCTACAGCACAAGCTGCACGCGGATGACATCACCAACAGGGACACTGTTCAAGACCTGACGGGACTGTTCGGGATTCTTGCAACAGCTTCGGGGTTGTCCCTGGTTATCCAGGGTGAGGCCATCTGGGCACTCGGTGTCTACGATACGGCCAAGACGTTGCCCCAGTCGCCCGAGTCCTGGGGACTGATCGCCATTCTTGCCGGCATACTCATGTTCATTGGCATGTACTGGGGCAAACACAAAGTGATGAAGGCGGGAGCTTGCATCGCAGGACTGTGGAACTTCTTCTTCGCACTCAGCTTTTGTGATGAAGCCTACAAAGGCAACATTGCTTGGCAGCCTGTGATCCTCTATTTCATAACGGCACTCGTGTATGCGGTGCTGTTCTACACCTACAAGGGGTCCAATGCCGTACAGCGAGCTGAGACACGACAGTCGTAACCCATTCCAGTGGGCCGTGATCGCGGGCATCTGGGCCTATAGCATAGTCCAGATTCTTACCGACACATGGCCTGGGCAGATCGAAGAAAATACGAACCAGTTGTTCAGGTGGATGTGGGGAGGCACTCTCACCCTGGGCGCGACACTGGCTCTCGTTGGCATGTCGTACTCGATCGTACTGAGTCAGCGCAAGATGGGCAACAAGACACCCAAGGGCCTCCCACTCGAGGCCGGTGGTCTGTATTGGTTCGGGCTTTGTCTCGGCATCTATGCCGGAACACTTTACTTGAACGGCAAGGCAAGTGCCATCCTCGCTGCCATTATGTTCTCCGTGGCGGCGGTGGCGGCAATCATCAGGGGGGTTTGGATACAGAGAGGCTTGCGTCGAGTGGGGCGCGGCGAGCCAGCATCTGGGAAAATGCCAGTGCTACCCCGAGAGTAGGATACCGCCGTGGAGTTCAACCTGGAGTTCTGGGTTCAGACTGCTATCACACTTGCGCTTGGCACCGGCGGAGTCAGCGTTTTCACTGTATGGAGAGACGGACGCAAGGCGGAAGCCGAGACCAAAAAGACCAACTCGGAAGCGACCGGCACCGACGCCAATACCGCACTCACCAACCAGCAGTGGATGGGCGAGGAGATCAAACGACTGAATGAGGCCCGCGAGGAAGAGGGGCGCATCTCCCTCGTACGCAAGCGGGCTGGTGCGAAGATGTACCGCTACATGCAGAGTCACGAAACATGGGACCAGCAAGTGATCAATGAGCTTGCGAAGGTCGGAGTAACAATACCCCGACCTCCGCATCTTGAGTTGTCACAAGAGGAATTGGACGCCCTAGAAGTTTAACGGCGGCCCCTGCTGCGGGCTGGGGAGGACACTCGTCGATGTCCAGACGTGGTGCTCGCCCTCTGGACACGGGTACCCCGAGTCCTCCCCACCCCGTAGACAGTCACAATTCTTGCAGTATTCGATGCGCGGCTGGTTCTTCTTCACGTGCCCACCTTCTTCTCCTTGATGATTCGAGCGGTCACCTTTGGCCGCGGCTCACTGACCTTCGTATTGGTGCATCCCCGTAGCAGCGACTTCTGAATGGAGTCCAAGTCGGACCCCTTCAGCATCTTCTCGATGTTGGCCTTGGTGCACTTGCCGCCGATCGAATTGAAGAGCTCCTCGCCGATGATGCCCTTCACCTGGACGGGGTCGTAGCTGGATCGAGTCTGTGAGATCATCTCGACATGGAAGTCTTCCGTGTCGTAGCTGATCTCGTCGGTCTCCATCGCGTCCGCGATCATGAGGTTGTCGATCTCTTCGAGCGCGTACTTGAGCTGCTTCATACCCGACTCGAGTTCGAGCCGTTTCTGTGCCAGCAGGTTGCGATCTCCTGCTAGATACATGAGCCCGCCACCGTCGGCGTTGCGTTGCCATGCAGTACAGGTGGCCTTGATTGGGCAGAACATGCAGCCCTTGCCGAGCTGTCGCTGCCCCTTGCCGGTGGTAGCGAGTATGCGCTCGGCAGTGTCCTTGACGTAGCGCCAGGTGATGACGTTATCGTCCCTGGAGAAGTGAACCTCGACCGGACCGTAGCGGAGCAGGTAGAACTGCACCCAGATTTCATCGGGGTCGAGGTCTTTGTACTCTGCCTGCGCAGCCATACCGTACATGCGAGCCTGGACTCGCTGCATCAGCTGCTCGGGAGAGATGGGTTCTCGCACGGTCTTGTAATCGACCACGCGAATAATGACCTTGCCGTCCTCCTTGATTAGATCAACCCGGTCGAAGATGAAGTTCATCCTCTTTGGTCCGTCGGAGGTCTTGATCATCATGTGCATCTTCTCTTCAACCTGCATGACTTCCACGCTGGGGTCGAGGAGTTCTCCGATTCGATCGTGCCAACGCTGAAGCATATCCTTGCCGTCGGCATACAGCGGATTCGACATCGAGGGCATCTCGCGAAGATGCTTTACGAAGGCTACATCAAAGAGTGCGAACAACCTGTCCTCATTGACCTCGTGGGTCTTGTCGATGAACACCTCTTTGACATAGAGTTCGAGTGGCTCGTGAACGGCGCTGCCCAGTAGCGCGGGCTTGGATGAGCTACCCACCCTGGGCAAACGCTCGACATACTCGGCGTGCCAGCCGCGAGGGCACTCCTCGAACTTGGTCAGCGAGGACGCCGAGATGGTCTTCAGTTCCACGTGTCACTCTCCCTTCTTCCTGCGGTTGGATCGCCCGCCCCAGATTCCATCTGTTGAGCCGGTGACCTTCTTGTGATTCCAGCACTGCTCCGTTACCGGGCAGGTGGAGCAAACCTTCTTCGCGCGTTGCGCTCGTGCTGTCTGGCCTGGCCCAGGGAAGAATGCATCGGGGTCTGGATAGTCGATACAGTTCGCCTGAGCCACCCAGGAGAGGTCTACTCCTCGCTTTCGGGGAGCCGGGGCGGGGCCGGAGGTGTCACCTTCTCCGCAGATGCAGGCGTCTCCGACACGGTCGGCGCAGGGGAACTCGGGATCGGCTCCGTCTGCAGCGGCTCGTTCTTCATCCGAGCTACCACTTCCAGCGGGTCCGTCGGTTCCGTCGTCCCGTCCGGCGAGAGTTCGACAGATTCCGGTACACCTAAAGGGGTCCGGCCTCCGGCAGACTGTCGCTGCATTTCCGCCTCGAATCCAGTCTTCGCCGGGCCGGCGGCTGCCACAACTTCGGCAGCCCTCTGCTCGGCTTCGCGCGCCGCCTTCGCCTGGGTGGCGAACTCGGTCTGGAATGCGGTCGGAACTTGGGGTGCAGCAGGCCCAGCAGTCGGGGGGATGGTCCGAAAGTCAACATCGAGGTTGTCTTTGATACCACTGATGGGGTGCTTGTGTTCCATTGTGAGTGTTCTCCTAAGGTGTGTAGGGGGATACCGTGGTGCTATCCTAGCATGGGCTTGTCACCCGCGCTAGATGGGGCTTTCGTCTACTCTTTCTTCTCCTTGTCCTTGAACTTGCGCACCGAGTCGAGGATTAGGTCCACCATCAGTGCAACACCTGCCATGAGTATGAGTATCTGGAACATCAGTGACCAGCTCATTCGTCCCACAGGCTCCCTTCCTGCTCCTCCAACTTCTTCTTTGACTTCTCGAACCGCTCGGGATCGAGTTCAATTGCAACGGCGTTGCGTCCTGCGTTGCGCGCGGCCCGGACAAGGCTGCCCGAGCCACCAAAGGGGTCGACGATGAACTCACCGGGCTGCGTGGAGTGCTTGATCAGGATTTCAAGCAGTCCCTCCGGCTTCTCGTGGGGATGGATCAGCTTGTTGGGCCGCAGCTGGGGGAAGTGGATCACTCCGTTGCGCCGTTTGGAGTGAATCGGCACCCGACCCTTCTTCAGGAAGATGATGAACTCGTGGCCCTGGCCCCAAGAATCGAGATCCCCCATACCTGGTCCGTCTTTTTCCCAGACAAGGACAGCCTTGCGCTCAAAACCGTGCCGGGCACCCAGCTCATCGAGAGCCGAAAGCCATTCCTTGAGGACTTGATACGCGGTGAAGACATAAAGGTCGCAGTCATCTGCCGTCTTAGGCAGGAGCACGTCCATGACTTCGTTGAAGAGCTTGAGGGCAACTTCAGGAGACTCGTCATTCTTGATCTTAGTGGCATGCTTCTTGCCGGCCTCCGTCTTTGCCATGTTCGACTGATTGTCAACCCCGAAGGGCGGGTCGGTGATGATGCAGTTGACCCGCCCCGGCTTGAACTTCTGGCACAGTTCGACAGAATCTCCAAGCCACATCTCATGTATCTTCATATCACCCCTCGATCAGCTCGAGCTCGGCCTTGATGGTGTTGGCGATATACCTGGGCACAGTCACGCCTGGCTTGATCTCGTAGTTCACGTAGTGTCCGTGGACTCCGGTGCGCAGGTAGAAGGCCACCGCCTGCCCGGTGAGGTCTGCCCGCCGACGGAACTCGAAGAAGCCCCGGATGCCGGGGAACTTCTTGCGAATGTCGTCGTACAGACCACGATCTGCGTGGTACTTGGACATGGCGAATGCCACCCACTGGTCGGGCCGACCGATCCAGAACTTGATCAGGTACGGCGCGAGCTCTGGCAACAGTGAATCCGTCTTGACTGTGGTGGCTATGAGGTCACCACGGATTGCGAACTGGTGGACTCGATCCTCGACCGTGCCCCACGAACCTCGCCCGCCGAGGATACCTTCTCCGGCGATCGGTCCGCCGACTCGATCGCGTCCATCTCGACGAGGATCGGACAGTCCGAAGTACCCAATGAACTTCTTTCCGTCCAGTGGGAGGGTGCCGAGCCCGATCTCCTGAGCGATGTTGCCTGCGATCCAGGCACCCTGCGAGTACCCGACGAGTGCGAACGCTGCACCGGGGGGCAGTGCGGCGATTGCATGCTGGAGTTTGGTCTCGCCATCCTTGACGCTGTCCACGGCGGCGGCTTCACCACCGAAGCGGGCGAGGTACCCGATCGACCTGCAGTAGATTCGGTAGCCGTTGTAAGCGCCCGGCAGCTGATCGACCACCTGCTTGAGTAGACCCTCGGGTTCGCGCAGGCTGTTGGACGACTGCGTTTCCCAGGTGCCCGGCACCAGGATGACATAGAGAATCTTGTCGGCCACGTCAGTACTTCTTTCCGTGCATATAGGGGCGGGTGAAGTTGTACCTGATCTTGCGGATCAAGGCCTGCCCGAGCTGGCGGTCCTTGATCCGCGCGCGGGACGAGTCCGAGATCCTCACGATCGTATCTGCGAACTCGGCAGCCGCACCCTCGGGCTTGCGAAGCACGAGGTCCTCGGGGTCGGTGCCGTTGGCTGCGATGGGCAAGCGGAAGATCTCGTCGGTACCCTTGATCGAGTACCACAGAACCGGGCGACCGGCGCGGTCCTCTTCGAGCGCCTCGCTGACCTCGCTGTGGATGAGCGCGATCTCCTCGCCGAACGAGCGTCCACTCTCGTGGAATCCGTGCGACTCGGTGATTCGCCAGCAGGCTTCCTCGAGTACCGCCATTGCGTCGATGATCAGCTGCTCACCGTCGTCGGTGAGTTGACCGTCCTCGAGAACGAAGGCTTCCATCTCCTTCGCGGTCGGCGGCTGGGGTACGTACTTGGGGTCCATCTACTTGCTCCTTTTACTCTGACCGGAGGGTCCGGTCGGGGGTTTGCGGGACTGGGCCCTCTTCATTATTCCGCGCTCTTTCCATTTGCGCATGTAGGGCGAGTCTTGTCCACTTGTTGTGCCGTCCCGGCGACGCAAGACCTTCCACTGCTTCGCGGAATTGAGGCGGGGTCTGTAGAGGATGGGATCTTTTCTGTCCATCCGTCTGCAGCGAAACCGCTGCCTACGGGTTGCATTGTCGTACCGAATCCACCTGTTGTTGCTGGAGATCCAGAGTTCCCAGCATTCGTCACACCTCCACACCGACCCCTCCCCCTCGGCGGGGTAGTCAACCACGCCTTCGCCCTTGTTGAGCCAGTCTGGACGCAGCGTGAGAATGCCCTCACGCGCCTGGCGCAGTATTTCGGGGTCTTGGGGTGGCCTGCAGTCGTGACGGGGTGGCTTGGGTGGCGGCGAAGTCAGTACAACCATCATGGCTCCCAGGTGTTGTCGATGATCTCGGGTTGCAGGAACTCTTGGAACACCCGCTTAAGTTCTTCCTGTGCAGGATCACCAAGCGGCGGGTCCAGTTCGTAGGTCTCCAGCTGTGACCACACCTCGATGATCACGTACGGCACAGTCGATACCATCTGCGGCCCGGCGAGCCGCCCGCCAACGTCGATCACGTCCCGATCGTTGCCGATTGCTACCCCCTGTAGGGCATCCTCCGTGGCTTTCTGCATGTTTGTGGTGTCGGCGACGTGTGACGTTGAAGTAGACGTCCGATTGACTGCGATCTCCAGTTGTCGGCTGAAGGTGAACCGCAACCTGTACATGCCCGGCTCGACCTGAACGTCCCGAGCTTGCAGTTCGGCGCGAACAGCGTCCTGGTAGGCCTTGAGGGTCTTGTTGGGACTGTACTTGGGCCAGTACTTCTTGGTCTTGGGATTGAAGATCATGGTCGGCTTGCCCATTGCCCAGGGTTCTGGGTTAAGACCGATACCCCAGACCCGATAAGTCGGGGTCATTCGGGCACCTGACTTCCCCAGGTGTACGCACGCTCGAGCTTGGTGTCCTCGTGGATACGATATACCTTGAACTTGAGGTGATGTGCGACATGCAGTTCGAGCCGGGCGCCCCGCGACTTGGTCCAGCCAGGCATGAGCGCGATCCGCTCGCACAGGAGCAGGCCGTTGCGCAGATCGTTGCGCAGATACTCGTGCCACTCGAGGCGACCGATGTGCTCGGGGTTCTCCTCGTGCATCTTACGGGTGAGATCGGCCGGACTGTGGACCTCATAGCCCCGATCCCGAAGTGCCTTGGAGTACCGATCAAACTCGGGGATATTGTAGTTCTCTATCCCAGACATCGGACCTGCAAGATAGATGTTCACTCGGAATACCTCGTCCATCTCGTAGTCGATCCGGTCTTGACTCCGGCTATGTAGGCCCTCACTGCCTTCCATCGGGAAGATCCGACATAAGTCGTATCCCATCCGGTACTCAACGGAAATTGAGTCCAGACCTGGACCAGAAACTTCGCGTTCACGTAGTCCTCCTCGGCATGGCGATGGCCTCGTAGCCATCTTCACTCTGGAACTTAACGAATGTGCTCGGCTTGTCCTTGTTGTAGTGCATGATGACGCTTTTGCCGGGCGCATTCTGCACTGCACTCTTAAAGTACTCCGAGGAGAACTTGAACTTGACCGGCGGGTGCTCGCACTGATCCACCATGAAGATGGATTCTTCCACACCCTCGCCCGTGTCGGAGGATCGAACGGCAAAGATTGCCATCTCATCGCCGATCTCCAGCTCCATGGCGACCTGACGATCGTCGGTGCCCGCTGAGCACACACGCTCCACAATCTCCACGATGTACTGCTTGTTCTCGAAGACGAGAATGTTGGGGAACTCGCGGGCGAACACCGAGTCGACGTTCTTGTAGGCGTCATCATAGAGTACGCACTTGATGTGCACATCTTCCGACGGCGCGATCAGCAGGTACGAGTCCTCGACACCCACCTTGACCTCGTCAAAGTTCCGCAGCACCGGGCCGAGCAGACGAACCGGCACCACGATGTTCTCGTGGTCAGATTCAGACAGGTCGATCTTGATTGGCATGGTGGCCAGCGTGTAGTTGTTCGAGGCGACGAGCTTCTCCTCGTCGATGTACACGCCGGTGAGCGGCGGGTCATTCTTCTTGGAGCACGACCAGGCCACCGCATCCACGAGCTTGCCGAAGTTCTCCACCACCGGCAGGTCGGTGTCATCGAAGTCGTTCCACTCGGGGAACGCTTCGTGCGAGACGAGAGGCAGCGTGGCCTTCATAGAGCCGCTCGTCATGGACAGCTGGGTTGACTGCTCGTCACTGAGCACCAGCTTCGACCCCATCCTGGACGGCAGACGGGCCGTCAGGTTGAACATGAACTTGCTGGACACCCGCCAGGTGCAGGGCGGTCCTTCTGACTTGACGGGATACAGCGTCTCCATGTAGAAAACATCTCCGTCCGTGCAGCGCAAGGTCACGTACTCGCCGTCGAACTCGAATACGAAGCCGTGGAAGTCCATGAATCGGCCGCTCTTGGTGGGAGCCACCGAGCTAGCCTTCTTGATGGCGTCGGCGAAGGCCGAGTTCTCAAACTCGATTGTCGTTGTCACTGGTCTCCTTCGCTTGTTCGGCGTTTCTGGTGCGCAGCTTTACGCAGGCGATAAACAGATCGCGCGCGAGTTCGGGGTGAGTGTCCTTTACTGCCGTGGCGTAGGCGTGCAGTGCGCTCGGCGTGGCCGGGTCGGACTCCTCGAGGACGAAGCACCAGCCCATTGGCTTGCCGTCGATCCTGGATACGAAGTACTTCGCAAGGAGTCCGTCCCGGCTCGGATCTTTGGCGGGCACTACTCGCCGATCACCAGTTGACGCAGGTCGGCGGGGTGCGGCGACTCGAGTGTGATTGCCCGCGCCTCGGCTGCCACCTTGTACACCCACTTGTCGATACGACGCTGCAGGTCGATCGAGAAGAAGATGTCGCTGATGACGTCGTGATTGCCCTTGGCTTCCTTGCTGGGGTCACCCTCGATAGCGCCGGTGAGTGTGGGGTAGTGGTACTTGATGAACTCCATCTGTGATGACGAGTCCACGCACCGGTGGCTGAACAGTCCGTTGAGTTCGGGCATGTGAGCGGCCAAGAAGCCGCGGTCGAAGTGCACCGAGCTGCCGTACACCGGCACCTTGCCCAGGTTCCATGCCTTGACTACCTCAACAGCACGTTCCTCGACCTTGTCGGGTGTGAAGAATCCGGGCGAGTCGGCCTCGGCGTTGACCAGCTTGGCGAGCAGGCCCGAGCCGTCGGGTCCGTGCATCTCCTTGATCACGTCGTCGAGTGTGCCGGCCTGAATCTGCAGGATCACGGTGGGAGAAACCACCAGCGAGTGGAACATGTCCACCACTGTGTAGTTCTCGACCAGGGCGATGCCGACCTCGGTGATGTGGTGGAAGGTGGGGATCAAGCCGGTGGTCTCGAGGTCGATGTAAACGGACTGTGTCATTTGTTGTACTCCTTCTTGAAGTAAGCGTGAACGTCGGCGCGGGGTATGAGCCAGTTCCTTCCCGGTCTGATTGCACCTGGATATACCCCATTACGCAGGTGCTTCCTGATTGTCCAGTCGGTGACCCGAAGCAGCTTAGCTGCCTCCTGCACTGTCAAGTACTCGGGCTTTTCCTCGGTTGCCACGGTTAGCCTTTCTGTACTCGTGGATTGATTGGTCCTCGTCGGACACCTCGTCGATGTAGTTGATACAACTGGTGTAGTGATACCAACACAGGCGGACGACCTTCCGGGTCGCAGGGGATGGGTAGTTGTTCCACTCAAGATCGAGTTCGACCTCGTGAATCTCTTCTCCACCACTGCGGTAATTCTGTGCATGCACAGGCACTGCGTTAGCCCGAGGGGTGTGAGGCCACTGGCACCATCCCTGGATGCACCCGTTTGTCTCCATCACCCTCCTTGCATACTCGTTCGTGCCATTCATCAGGGCTGAACAGCTTGCCGTCGTGCGTGGTCGGCGAGCCACAGCCGGGGCACCGATGCAAGTCGTAGTCGCACCGATCGCAGCACTGATAGCAGCCACCCTCGCGTGCGTGCGCTTGAGGATCACAGTCCTCGGTGGGTAGATTCACAGCGTCCCCTCCATTGCTTCCTCGAGCTTCTGCATGAAGCCCTTCGACTTGGCGGCACCCTCGATGATGGCCTCGTTTGCGAAGTTCTTGTCTCGGATGATCGCCTCGACACGTGCCTCGCAACTGTTACGCACGAAGTACTCCATCACAGTGATGGGCGTGCCGTGGCGCTCGGAACCAATGCGACGAAGGCGACCGACACCCTGCTCATTGAGGGCAGGGCTGAACTCCTTGTCGATGAACTGGCAGTACCGAGCCTCGGTCATGTTCAGTCCGACACCCATCGCCTTGATGATGCCGATGATGACAGCAGGTCCGTCCGTGTTGGCCCACTCCTTCACCACTTTCTGGCGCTTGTCCTTGCTGACGTCACCATGAATCTCGTAGATCGGCACATCAGAGTCAACCGCACGGAGGCGCTTGATATACGAGGCGATGATCGGCCTGAACTGGCTGAACACCACGACCTTCTCGCCCGAGTCGATGAGCTGCTTGACGTCGTCGATAGCCAGGTCTAGCTTGGGGCTCTCGTCCGAGTCTGGCAGCAGTGTAGATGTGCCTGCACAGATCTGACGCAGCCGCAGGTTACGAACCATGGCATGCTTCTCGAGGATATTCTCGTGCGGTTCCTTCTCCTCGAGATAGATGAGGCCCCATGGATCGAGGTTACGCCACTGAACCAGGTGGTTGTACATCTCCTTCGGGAGACCCTCCAGGGAGACGTTGCGCTTGATGAAGTTGACCTCGGGTAGGTCCAGCACCTCGTCGATCTTGCGGCGCAGCATGACCTGCGAGAGCTTCGTACGCAACAGGTTCTCGTTCTTGATGGACACAACCTTGTGATCACCCTGCGGGGTGATCTTCACGAACTTACTCTTGAATGCTGCGAACGTTCCCCATTGTCCGGGAGTCACGATGTCGAGCAACGTCCACAAGTCGACGACCTGGTTCATCATCGGTGTGCCCGTGACGCAGAACTTGCGGGGTGCCACCAACTGCTTGGCGTTCTGGTACCGCTGAGACGCTGGGTTCTTGATGTTGTGTGCCTCATCAAAGACCACCATGTCGATATCGAAGGCGTTGAGCTGTTGGATGTGGTCCTTGACCTGCTCGTAGTTCAGCACCACGATCTTGTCGCCAGGCAGCGCACGAAACCGCTCTACCTGTGCGAAGCGCTCGACCACATTCGAGCCGGTCACCAGGCAGTGCTGCATGCCGGTGAACTTCTCGATCTCCTCGGCCCAGTTAAGGCGCAACGAAGGGGGTACAACAGCGACCATGGTGCAGTCGCGGTCGGGGTTGATCTTCTTGACTCGCCAACAGTGCATGCCGAACACGGCGAGCATCTGAAGGGTCTTGCCCAGGCCCATCTCGTCACCGAGAATGGCACCCTTCTTGTCCTTCATCCACTTGACGCCGTCGACTTGGTGCTGCTTGAAGACGATCGAGTCCTTGATCCAGGGTTCAAGGCTGCCCCGATTGCCGAGCTTCTGGGGCCGGCTCACTCGATTACCACTGATGGTGTTGTTGCGTACACGAGGGGCGATGTACTCATCGGGTGCTGCCTTCACTCTGGCTGGTGGCGTCTCCACCAGCTTGATGCGGGTGGGAGTTGGCTTTCGCTTTGATTCAGTTATGCGCTGCTGTTCGGCGGCTGAGCGCCGATCAAACTCAGCGCTAGCTTCCCTCAAAGCTTTGAACAAACCTTACCCCCATCGCTCCTTGTGCTGGCATCCGAGGCACCCGGCGAATCGGATCTCGGTCTCGATCCGATCCTCGATTGTCGAGTAGTTCTTTCCACACATCATGCACTTGAACCCCTTGGACTTGCCGCCGGGTGTGAAGTCCTGTTCAAGGTTGTACTCGGTCATGAGTACCGAGGGATCGTCGGGCTGTCCGACTTCGGGGTCAGGCTCCGGAGGGTTAGGGTCGATGCCCTCAAGCTTCGGCACCGGGTTGCTCCGGTCGAGCTCGTCACGCTCCTGAAGCTTGGCCCACTCTTCGTTGGCATCCTTGCCTTCGACAGTGAGTCCCTGCAGGAATACCTGCGACCCGATTGTGAGGCCGGCCAGTTCGATCCGCACGTGCGGGTCCGAGGAGCGCTCGATCATGGTGCGCAGCGTGCGTGTCTGCTCGATGGTGAGCTCGGACAGGAAGTGTGCGAACTCGGATAGGAATGCCGAGTGTTCGCTCTCCATCTCGGCCGCGAGTTGCTGCTGCTTTTCGCGCTGCCACAGCAGGAAGGCAGCGTGGCCCTGCATTTCCTCGGGTAGTTCTTGTTCGCTCATGTAATCCCCTTTCACTTAAAGGAGTGACCGGGAACCTGCCCCTCGTCAGATTCCCGGTCACACTTTGTACCGTCAGATCAGCTGATCAGAACGGCGGCTCGTCGTCGTCGTCGTACGTCGAGGTTCCAGCCGAAGCCGTCGGCGCCATGGGTTCGGGCTGCTTGACCCGACCCTTGGTGCTGAACACCTTCTCCTTCTCGGGCTCCGGTTCGGCCTTCGCCTGCGGCTGCGCCTTCGGCTCCTCGACCACGTCGGCGTCGATGGTGTTGTTCTCGACCACCTCGTTGTTGAGGTTCGGGTCATCCGACTCTCCCGAGTCCTCGTCGCGCGGCAGCGGGTACTGCTTGAGGAACTCCTTGGCCGACCGGAAGGACTCGTAGTAGTCCGGGTGGTCGGCGGTGTCGGTGACTCCGAGCTTCTCGTACGTCGGCGTGCAGTACTTGACGCTGCCCCGGCGGAACTTGTCCAGGCCCAGCTTCGTCACCGCCGTGAACGTCTGCGTCTTGCGCGTGACGAAGGGAGTGAGGTAGGTCTTGGTGGGCTTGACGCCCGACCGGCGGACACTGAACAGGGCCGGGGACCAGACGGCCTCGTCACCCTCGCCTTCCATGTAGAGCAGGGGGAGCGTCCACTCCTCCGCGCACCACGGACGCTTGCCGCTGGGGTCGGTGTTCCACTCGCGGAACTTGCACTTCTCGCAGGGCAGCGACGGCTCGGTCATCATCGGAACGCCGAGCACCTCGACCTCGAGGGGCTTGAGGTCGGCGGTGGTGAACCGATCCTGGGCTTCCCACGGGAAGCGCTTGTCGCGCGGCACGTCGGTGCTGAGGTTGGGGAAGCCGTGGCGGAAGTCGGGCGACTTGCACAACGGCGAGTCCTTCGACTCACCCTCGCCGATCTCGGCGGGCCACATGAGCCGGCCCTTATGGAGGCCGAGGATGATGACGGTCAGTTCGTCGAAGGTTTCCTCGGTCTGGCTGTGCTTGAACACGCCGTCGGCGTGGTCGATCTGGAGCCGGGGCATCGAGATGTCTGACTGATCGAAGTCCTCGAGGCCTTCGAGGCCGGTCGAGTTGGCTTGCCAGTTGACAACGTCGGTGGACTCCGACACGGGCTGAACAGAAGTCATGTTGGTTTACTCGCTTCGTTGGTGTGAAGGTCTGCAGATCTGTAGATTCGTAGCGTTGCTGTCCGCACCAGGCGAACGTAGTACATGGTACCACACAATGCTACACATGTCAACGCCGGGCGCGATTTTTTCTTTTGAGCAACCTCCCTGGAACTGGTTCGGTGAACTGAATCCCGTGCGCCACCATCCACACCTTGAAGTCAAGCTCACTGACACGCCAGTCAGGTACTGATTCAGGGGCAGCGATGTTGGTGATGCGCAAGCGAGAGCCCTGCCTCCCCTGGCTGCGTCCGGTGAAGTACCCAAGCTCGTTGATGATCTTGGATTCAGGGCAATCGAGGAGGTAGGCTATCTGATCCAGTGTGTAGAAGAACTCTCGCAGCGGGAGGATCACCTCATTGCGAATGTGATCCTCGTCGAAGATGCTAGGCATCTTCCTTCGGAGTCCAGCACGACTCTATGACCTTGCCAGCTCCGTCGCGAAGGAAGGGGGTGAACTCTGCATGCACAAAGGGAAACATGTCTCGTGCCACACGAGGCGACACGATCACGGCCTTCTGTCCGCTGCCGTACTTCTCTCGTTGATGGTTGTAGACCATCTCGATGTCGCGCACCATTTTCTTCACGACCTTGGGCGTGACAAGTGCGGTCTTGAAACTGTGGAACCTGATGTACACCTGCTCGGCACCGGCGAACAGGGGTTCTCGTTTTCTCTCTTCATCGAGAGTGCCCATGGCTACCTCCTCTTTGCTTTCTGTTTCATGTACTCGAGCCCGTGCTGCATTCCGTCCAGGGTGAGGCCCGAGAAGAAGATCGGCCGACGATGGATCTGTGCATAGCCGATGCGAGACCACCGATCAAAGACTGCTCCGATAGCCCCCGAAGACGGGGGGTTCTCGGGATCAATGAGCAGTCCTACCTGGGCCGGAGTGAGTGGCCCGTCGAGTTCGTACTTGCCTGCTTGGTATGCGATGCAGACTTTCTGGACTTCGACTTCGAGCTGGCCCCTGGCGCGCGTGCCGGTGGACGTAGGCTCGAACGTGCGTGCCGATTCCGATAGGGTGGGAGCCACGGACGCGGGTTGCTCCGGGCGTTGTGTGGGACGGGCCGGGTCGGATAAAGCATCAGCCCTAGCCAGTGCTATCTGTCCCATCCAAGTCGGCTCAGGCGGCTCGTAGTTGGGGTTGCCGTGCTCCTTTCGCTTGGCCCCTGCCATCTCGTACATCTTGTTGATGGTGACGTGACAGCTGCAGGAACATATCTCGTGAGCTGTGCAAACCTTCATGGGCTTGCCGCTCGGACTTACCGGTGCCAGTCCTTCATGTGCGCCAGTTCCACAGAAGCCGGTGATGTAATTACTCTTGGGCTTCTTGACCTTCGTTTCTGTTGACACCTATCATCTCCTCTTTTGCGACGAACACGCCGACGGGTGCTGATGAGAAGGCGGTGGCCTGCTGTTCGAGGATCGCTCCCGAATCCCCAGACCAATCGCGCTTCAGGTACGGTAGATCGAACTCGTCGCCCTCGCGAATAAGGACGGCTGCCTGTGGGCGGAAGCACCGGGGGTACTTGGTGCTGCCCTCTTCCAATGCGCGGTACGCTATACGATCGCGCTCACGTACGATCTCGCGTGCATTCTCACACGAGATGTTGACCATTCTTTGGAACGCCGTGAGCTCATCTTCACGCATGCCGGTGAGCATGAGCTTGATGGTGGTGGACTTGTCCGACAGAAGCAACGTGACCTCGGCCCCATCCTCCGCGAAGTCACTTTCACTCTTGCGCGTGTCGATGTAGAGCGTAGCCATGAACGTCTTGATGGACACCCAGGCACGGCGCGACGGCGAAAGAATGTCGGAGGTTCGGGTGCGCCCGGCCATTCTACGGTGCAAGTTTCGCTTGTCGTTTGGCCCTGGCAACTTCCATCCTCTCCTGGTGGGACACTCTGGCTGGCGCGTTGTAGTCAGCGTCGTTGTACAGGCAGCGCTCACAGAACCACTCGAGTGCCCGGGTGCGGAAGACGTTTCCACGAGAGCCCATCGTAGCGAAGACCACCTTCTTCACTGACAGCTTGTCCCGAGGGACGATGGCTCCGCACCCTGTGCAGGCGTAGTCTCCTGCCGGGTCGGGCTTCGTGAATCCCATTGTCATGCCTTCCTCTATAGACTTTCTGTAATGGTACTCGGAAAGTCTTGCTTCTTTCCGAGTGCGTCGTTGTTGCTGTAGATGCAGTTCAGGCACTGGTGACTGGTGACTATCAGCAGTGAGTCGATCTCATTCTTGAGTTCGGCCAGGGGGCGCCAGCAGGAGCTGCACTGACGGGTGCGATCCGCGCCGGTGACCTCGGCGAAGGCAACGCCTGCATCCATGAGCATGGCTGCTATCTGATCGTGGGTCACCGAGAACAGATCTACGTCGTCGCACACTGGAATGAGAGCGGGCATAACGAGTCCACCGAACTTGTACTGACCTATGGCATAGATGTGTGCCATCGAGGTGTTCAAGTTCTCCTTGTCAAGGAAGGAGGGAACGAAGACCAACTCGAAGTGCAGGACCACTTCGCCAGTGCTGAAGATGGGCGTCTTGAGGATGATGGGCTTGGGCTCGAACCAGCTCGCAATGTAGGGAAGGAAGTTGAGACCTGCGTAGGTCTCCGCTGCTGCCCTGCGGTGTCGCGGGTTGTAGCAGTGGGCAACCTCATCCTGAAGATGCTCGCCTCGGCACTGCGTGACAATGTTGACGTAAGGTATGTCAGGCATGTTGGACATGTGCAGTCCGAGGCCGGCTCGAATATCCATCTGAACCTTCATGCCCGGATGCTGCGCGAAGTCGAATGTCCACACAACCTTGTTACCGAAGTCTGTGAGCTTTGCGCGGGTCATCTCGAAGTCGAAGTATCTCTTGTTGTGCTCAGCACGAATGCCAAGCATCTCGGTGTTGAGTTCGAGATGAGTGTCGAGAAGGTTCTCGGTTACCAAGTAGCGGAGGTCGATGACCTCGACGCCGGGGATATGGTCTTGCACACCGAACCTGTCACTGCTCGTCATCGTCACCCCCTTTGTACTTGAGCATCTTGCCCGTCGGTTTAGACGGGCCGAGCTTCTCCTTGTGCTTGCGTACCTCGGGAAGGCTGAGCATCCCGTTGGTGTGGAACAACCTGATCGCCGAGTCCATGTCGTGATCTACCTCAACCACCGGCTTGCGACGAGCTGGCTTAGGTGCCGGCTTGGCCTCGACCTTGGGCTTTGGTTTAGGTCGAGGCTTGGTGGAGGTGGTGGATGCCTTGGGCCTTGAGCTAGCCTTCTTGCGTGCGGGCTTGTTGCACGAGCACGGATACTCGTCACAGAACAGGCAGGGTTCGCCACCCTTCGGCATTCACTTACCTCCCATTCTTCAGCTTATCTTCAGCATGCATTGCCCAGAGTATAGAGCCAACACAGATACCGCCAACCACAAGACCCCACGCAGCGGCAATGCATATGGCGATCAGTGTGTTCAATCTCTGCCTCCTATCGTTTCGTACATGGTACCATACGGTACGCGCGGGTGTCAATCCGACAGCTTCGCAGCTTCGTGGTCGTACTGCTCGGAGCTGATCTTGAGGATCGACATGATCGTCTCCTTCGGAAAATTGCCGTGCATCTGCTTGATGGCGGCTAGGTCGGACTCCTTGAGTGCCTTGAACTTGCCGGTCTTCGGATCGGCAGCGGGACCAGTCGGCGGGCGCTTGGGCTTGCGAGGCTTGGTCGGCTCGCCCATGTACACCTCGCCGGCACTGATGGCACGGCCTCTCTCGATCTGATCTGGGTTGCGGCAGCCGGGGGTCTGCTTGTAGTCGAGCTCGCCCTGGTTCATGCGGTATCGCTTGCGTGCCCACTGTGCTACAGCTTTGACGTCGGGGAAGTGAACGAGCGGGGACACCAGCCAGATGGAGTAGGCCAGGCCCTGCGCCTCGCCCTGCATCCTGATGTACCCATCGACAAGCTTCTGTCCCTGGCCGGTGTCGTCGGGCTCGGACCACTCCTCGACGTTGGACTTGTTCTCGATCAGATACTTGGTGATCTGATCCAGCTTGGCCCACATCGCTTCCATCGGGGGCAGTCCGTTCGGGTCGTTCAAAGGTCCCTCCTCGATCTTGTATGGGCATGTGAGACCCTGGTGTCGGGTGCGCTCGGCATATGCACCCTCCTTGCTGCGGTGGAAGGTGCGCCAGTGGCACCCTGCAACACCGCACTCGTACGTGTACTTTTCCCGACCCTCGTTCTCGGGGAGATCGAGGGTCGGGAAAATCTCGGGCCAGCCGGACACTAGTTGTCGTCGCGGCCGAGGTAGCTGTGGTACTGATCTTCGGTCATCGCCGTGTGCTGCACCTTCCTGCCCGGCGGTTCCTTGTCGGTCTCGGGCGTGGCGTTGTCGACTTGCTTGGTCGTGGCTTCCGAGTCGGTGACCACAGCCGGTGCCATGCCGTAGTTGAAGGCGGCGTCCACTCCGGTGGGTACCTTGCTGGATACTCCACCGACGTTGCGTGCGACGTGCTGGAACAGGTTGAGGTAGCCGGTGTTGCTGCCGACCAGGAAGTTGGCGAGTGCGTCCTTGACGTCTTGCGGAATGTCGTTGGCGCTGATGCCCTCCTCCGGTTCGGTGGCTCGGCCGACCTCGATCCGCCATGTGCCGCTCATGTACACGACGTCGGTGACCTTGGGCTGGAAGGCGGGAATGTCTGTCATCAGAAAACTCCTGGGGGTCTTGTGTTCTCGGTATCGCAGTGCCACTTGCCTGCGGCGTCGGCTTCCTGCGTGCTGCGAAGGGCCTTGGAGAACCATCCGCACTTGCAGTGTGCCATCGGGAGACGGTACTCACCCCGCCCATCACGTTCATTGAGGGGCGGGGTGAGTCCTATCTCGTACTCGTGAGCGGGACCACCGGGTGTGCCGATCGGCAACACCTCGATGATCTCGAACTCGGGCTGATCCTCCATCGAAGATCAGTAGCAGCCGGTGACCGAGTAGTAGCTGCTTCGGTCCTCGGACTGGGAGACGAGTACTCCATCGAGGTAGATGGCGCAGTACACGTAGCCGCCGTCCTCGTCGGTGATCCAGGTGCTGACGTACGAGACGTCGTCACCTGCGTTGAACGTCTGCCACCCGCAGCTGCGGGTGCCGTCGCCGATGCGACCGGACAGGCGGAAGGTTCCGTCCTCGGTGCCGCCGTAGGCATTGGTGTTCTCGATCTGCACGTCGGCTCCGCTGTCGGTGCACCAGACGTACTTGACGTCGTCGTACTCGTCGACACTGACTGCGGACGCTGTGCCTGCCGATGCGGCGAGGATGGCTGCGACGCTGGCACATGCGATGCCAGCCTTCTTGAGCATGTTCATTGAGTTCTCCTTGATCTGTGGTACCACGGTGTAGGTAGAAAACAGGCCCGGCCTAGTGACCGGGCCTGTTCAAAGCGACTACGACTGTGACGCGGTCAGTCGTCGTCGCCGTCTTCGGACTCGCCGGCCTCGTCGTCGTCCTCTTCCGGCTTCGGCGGGGGGTCCGCATGGAAGTGACCGAGGGGCGAGTGGTCGAGGCTCTCGTGGAACTCGAACGCCGCCTCCGGGGTCATGGCGTCGATGTCGGCGAGTGGGTATCCGTGGCGATCCACGAGGTGACGCTTGATGTTGGTGATGGCGATGGGGTTGAGACGCCGTGGCTTGAGCTCGGCGACGGCCTCGGGTGCGAGCGCCGGGTTGCTGATCTGTGCGGTCGGAACCATGACGCCGTTCGACTTGCCCTTGGGCTTGTAGAAGGTGAACTGTTCCGAGGTTGCCTCGATCGTGGCCTCGACCTGGACGGGCTCGGCGCCCTCCTCGGCGAGGGTGAACGAAACCTTGCGGCCGACGTACTCGTCGAGGTCTACTACTGCGGTGGTCATTGTGCCTCCTTGGGGTTGATGAGATGTTTGCGTTTGCTCCGTTGTACGGTACCACACACGGCAACCCGTGTGCAATACCCGTCCGCGACTAACTTTTGCTATCGAGCCACATCATGAATCCAATGAGTGCTACAACAGCGAGTGCCACGATTGTGTCCTGCCAACTCATCGCAGAACCTCGAGCGAGTTGAGTCCGGCGAGGCTGATGTACCGCATGAGCTCCGGCCAGGTGAAGCCGGACTCGGGATGATCCTCGAGTGTCGGAGCCACGAACCACTTGGCTGCATGCTGTCCGTTGTCGTCCGACATCAGAAGCGCTGCGCCGATGGCAACCGAGGGCACGGTCATGGCCCGCTCGACACCCTTCGAGTCCTCGCCCTCGCGCACGAGATCGAAAGCGACAACAGCTGAGTAGAGCCGGTTGTTCTCGTACCGGAACTGCGGCTCGAGTGCGTAGATCTCCTCGACGAGTGTGGTCTGCTGCTTGAGCAGCGCCTCGTCATCGGCGTCGCCGTCGGCCTCGACCCACGACTGTAGCTCCCGAGCCAGCCGCTTGCACTTGGCCTCGAGTAGTTGAGCTCTGGACAGAAACCCGAACCCCCCGGTGTTACGACGCTTCCGAGTTTTCTTTGTACTCACTCGCCCTCGCTTCTCTTGATAGGTGGTACCATCTGACGGGCACCCTGGTGTTGTTGTCTGGCCTGGTGCAGGGCTGATCGCGCGGCGCGAAGCATGCCGGGCAGCTAACCTTGCTGGTGTGTACTGCCATCGCTCTCCTCCATTCGTCTGGTCTGGTTGCGATACTCGGGTGGCGGAAGCAGGCGCTCGTCGTTGGGATCAACACGCCTGGGCCAGGGCTTGATACCAGGCCCAGTGATCGGTCCACTGATGGGGTAGCTGCCCACCATGACTTCTTTCTTCTTGCGCCTGGCAATGATACGCCTGCCGCGCTTGTTCTTTCCCTGCTCGGTGTTCATTCGCCTGAGCCACTGACTCGGGGTCTCGTCATACCAGCGACCGATCTCCTTCGGCCCCACCCAGATGGTGTGCTCTGGTAAGCGATGGCCTCGCCGCAGGTTGCACAGCATATGGGTTGGCCTCAGGTTGTCCTTGCTGTCGGTGCCTCCGAGAAACCTTGGTATGTAGTGGTCAGCGTTGAAGTACCAATACCCACCCTTGAGTGTGTAGTCAATCTCCTCTCCGCATATCCAGCATGGCGGCCGGAGGATACGACACTCTCGCTTGAAGCTGAGTATCGCTCCCCGATTAGCCGAACCCACCGGACTCCATCACCTTCAGGCGAACCTTGCCACGCTGCGCCCGGTCGAGCCCGCCCTTGATGTGGTATCCCTTGGGGTAGGTGTACGTGCGGTTCTTGATGTAGCCGGTCCGACGCTCGATCAACGCACGCCGACGCAGGCCACACCGCAGGCACCCGAGTGTTTCCCAGTAGCCCTCGGTGTTGAAGATGATGTCACCCACCGCATCCCAGGCGTGGCCGTAGATGCGGCAGCGTGCGTGGTCATCGTCGAGGTCGACCTTGCCTATCTTCATGTGTTCACCTCCCCGTTGTCGTACTTTACTTCTGCATTCCAGAAGCCATGCCCCAGCCCGTCATTGTATGCATCCCAGGCGTCAACTGACTGTCCGCCACGGTGGTGAACTCTTCCTGCATTCCATGCGTAGTCCGAGATGTCTTCAAGTTTTTGAAACTTCTCGTCATTGCAGTATCCGCACCCTCCCTCGAGGCAGGTGGCGTCAGGGTTGGGCCAGCAGATGCGGCGTGCAATTATCTTCGCCATGATGTTCTCCTTACAAATAGAAGTCGTCGTCCCACACAACAGGTGTGAGTTCTTTCCAGCCCGCCTCGATGGCCTTGACCTTTCCGCTGGTGTAGTACACTCGTTCAAGTGTGCCCGCTTCGAGTCGCTTGATGTACTCGATCGAGCCGATGTGATTGAACAGTTCGTTCTGCCAATCGCAGCGCTCGAGAAGTTCCTTCTGTTCCTTCTTGTTCTCGATTCGCTTCGCTGCATCGGCCACCTTTTTCTCCCATCGTTCATGGCGGTGAAGATGGTCCCAGATAGTTGTAGCGCATGCTGTAGCTCCGGTTGTCGCAACGAGTATGATCAACAACTGAATCCAGAACTCGGCATCCATTGTCACATGCTACCTCAATCGCTTGCCCAGGTGCTCAACCACTGTGCGGTAGTCCGACGGGCTATCCACACGAACCGTCTCGAGTCCGTGCTTGGTCGGCGAGTCGGTGCCCGCGCCCACACCGAGCACCGTGTAGCGCTGGCGCTTGCACAACTCCAACTCGTCCTTGAGAATGTCGAGCTCTTCGTTGTAGTTGGAAGCGGGCATGGCTCCGTCGGTGTAGTACATGATGATCTTCTCGGTGGCCTTGGCCTTGTCCGCACGTCTCCGGTAGAACCGGAGCGAGTGGCCGTCCAGGTTGCCCGACACTGCCGTCGCCCGGCGCAGTCGATCCTTCTGTGCGGTGGACCACGGCTCGTCGGCGGCCTTGATCTCGTAGAACGCAGCACCCATGCGTGCCTCGCTCCAGTACTCGTTGTCGCCGTCGAGGTCGTAGGTGGTGTGACCCCAGATCTCGAACGAGACATTGACACGAGAACACACGTCAGCCATGCCAAGCACGGCCATCTTGATGTTCTCGTACGTGCGACCTGCGGTCGAACCACTCGAGTCCATGCCGATCACGACGTGGTAGCTGCGTGCATCAGGTCGTACACGTGTGGCGAAGATGCGATCGTCACCGAAGGGCACACGCTTGGCGAGTGACTTGCCATGCACCCGACCCGACCTCTGGTTGCGATGCCTCTCCACCCGTGCATTGAACCCGAAGGCGATGCGTGCCTGGTTCACTGACGCACCGACGATTGACTCGGGCACCTTGAAACGATCGGGCCGAGTGACGTAGCCGTTGTAGTATCCCAAGCCTGACCACATCTCGTCCTTGATGTCACCTTCTCGGATGATCAGCGGCTGCGCCACGTTGATCGGCACGCTACCCAGCAGGGCCAGCGACTCGATGACCTTGGTCAGTTCTTCCTCGGTCTTGGCATCGGCGGGTGCGGCCTTGCCGTGGTGGTTACCACCTGCACCCCAGTCATTTTCGTCCTCGTCTTCGTCTTCGTCCTGGTCACCGCCTGCCGGTGCCTCGTCCTCGCCTGCACTGCCTGGTGCTACGCCTGTCTGATGCTGCGGCGTATCGTTCGCTCCACCCGCACCATGCCCGATGAACTGGGCGAGGAACTTCATGAGCTCCTTGAGCAGCTCGTCGAGCTCGTTGTCGTCAGCGTCGGCGTCAAATAGGCACAGCTCGTTCTCGTTGGCGAACTCCAGTGCCATAGCTGCACCGATCATGGTGTCGTAGACATCCCGAGCGTTGAGGAACTTGTCGAGGATCATCTCACCCTTGGGCGAGTCCACTAGCTCAACCACCTCGGGGTCGAAGTGGTATTCGTACTCAACCCCGGTGGCCTTAACTAGAAAGATCAAGGAGATTTGCTTGTTCTTGTCGAGGTCCGAGTACAACGTGAGCCCACCGTCGTCACCCTCGATACCCTCGTTGATGATGCGGTCACCCCTGGCACGGAACTCGTCCTCCATCTCAGGGAACTCATCGAACATCTTCTTGTTGCATCGGATGTCCTCGCCCATCAGCGTGAACGCCTGCAGCCAGGGATGGCGTGCGAGCGCCACGAACTTGAGGCTCGTGTCGTGCGTGCCGATCTCACTAACGCCCTCATGCAAGCGCAGGTAGAACTCCCACCTGAGGAAGGTGCGCATGGCACTCACTGTGTTGGTGGTGCGCTGCGTCTCCAGCTTCTCGAACGAGCCCATCATGCAGTGCCCGATCTCATGCTGCAGTGTCGCCATGATAAACTGCCGATCCGCACACGAGGGGCACAGGCTGGTACCCAGTGCGTCATAGACTCGGCACAGCGTGGGGCGATGGCGCTTAGTGTAGGCCAGCGACATCGGAGGTCGCAGCCAGATCGTGTCCCCGTCGGTCTGCGACTGTGACCCGACCGCCAGCTTGAGCTTCTTGTTGCCGGTCATGTCACGTGCGTAGACCTGCAACTGCGGCAGCATGCTACGCAGGTTGCCGATCGCCCGGTCGTAGCGGCTGTACTTGGCGGGGACGAACGATGTCCTGGGCACTAGACCTCCTTGTGTTCGACGAACTCTCGACAGTTGCAATAGTAGTGGGAGCAGTAATGCTCGACGCCTTCGTCCTCACTCACGACGATGCCGCCCCTCGTAGTTGGGCCTGCACCCGGTGAGTACCGCTCGATACAGCAGCCTCGATGCGGCGACATGCTTGCCGTTGGCGTGGTCGCTGGAGTTGCCTGTGCACTTCTTGCGGGCCAGCATGATCCGAACTTGAATGTTCTCCTGTGTGTCTCTCATCAGCGCTCCTTCATCTTCTGATCCACGATGTCGAGGATCGTTGCCTTCTGCTGGGGCTCGAGGTAGTCAGCCACCGCCAACTGGTAGGCGCGTGGCATCTCGAACCACTTGGTGGCACGTGCCACCTTGATCTGCGGGCGGATGCCCCATGTGACTGCGAGCGTCTGATCCTCGGACATGGACCGCAGCGCCTCGGCGATCTTCATGATCTTGTTCAGCGTGTTCTCGCTGATGTCGTAGTCGTCGAGCTTGCACCGTGCCCGGATGATCTCACGCTCGAGCTCGGGCTCGGGCAGCGTGACGAACAGGTGCATGAGGCGTGAGCCGTCGGCGTCACCGAGTACTGCGGCACCCACGTTGCGAGGATCCCAGGCAGGGTTCATCGCCATGCCGAGGAAGGCGAACGAGTTCCGCTGAATGATCTCGCCCTTGTTCGCACCGATGGCAAGCTGCTTGCTGTTGTCGGTGAGCGGGCGGATGAACTGCCACACTGCGGACGGTCCGACGTTGGGCTCGTCCAGGAGGATGACACCGGGCTTGTTCCAGCGGCTTGATACCTGGCCATACTGGAACACGGTCTCGTTGTTCTCGAACAGCAGCTTGCCCTCGAGATCGTCACGCTCGCTGTCCTCGGTGATCGAGATGCGAGTGAACGGGAGCTGCATCAGCCACGCCATGTGCCTGAACAACTCCGTCTTGCCCGTGCCCGCTTCACCGTGCAGTGCGGGGGTCTCGTCGAGCTCCATCCACAAGCAGGCGATGACGTAGACCAGGCCCATGTGGTCGACGTATTTCTCGGGGTGCTCGTCCGACCCAGTAACCGGGATGAGCGCTCGCTCTTCCGGGGTGAAATGCTCTGGATCGAAGATGGGTAGGTAGACCGGCGCGCGCGGTCCGTCGATGCGCCGCCACGCCCGGATGCCAATGGCCGATTGCTGCGGGGTGACGTCCCGATCGCTCGAATATTGGGCCGGATCGGTGTCGGTGTCTACCCCACCGTATCCCGATGAAGCAACGGCGGTGTTCAGTTCGATGAACTTGCCGAGCAACGGGTCGAGGTTGAACGTACTCATCAATGACTCGATGTGCTGACCTGTGTTCGTGGCGTTGATCCGGGTAGCAGCGGTGCACTTCTTCGCAACCGCACTGGCACGTGGCTCGGGCACGAGGTTACCGAACTTGGTGCACAGTGGCATGTTCATCCCGACCAACTCGATCGACTTGGATGCGGGTGCGAGGTAGTGGCACGACCGGCACGAGTTGCATGCCGAGTGTGACTTCGGCGCCTCGGGTGCGCCGAACCCGATCTTGAGTGTGACCTTGCCATTGGACTTGGCGTACGGCTTGCCGTAGTCAGGGCAGGTGGTGGCGTGCTCTGCGTATGACTGCTCGCACGCTGCCGCCCTCATCCCCGGGGTGGACAGCACCTTGCCTAGGCGGGCGCACGATGCTGCGCCGGTGACCTTGCCATACAGGTGGGACTGTACGGAGTGGTCACCCTCGCCGACGAACGACGGACAGTTGATACAGGTTGGGTTGGTGTTCATGCCTCCCTCTCGGTGATTCATTGGCTTGGTTCAGCATACATGGTACCACGGCGTGTGGTACCATGTCAAACTACGAAAGCGGGCGGGCGACCGTCGGCCTGTAGCTCCGCGAAGTGCTTGTCACACAGCGGGCCAGGTCGATACTCGCCTAGCCTGTACATCTTGTTTGCCATGGGCAGGCCGGCCAGGTTGATGGCGCTTCCGATCGGGGTGATCTCGGCTGCCGTGCGTACGCACTGGACGCAGACACGGGCGCTGTGCTGGATCATCCACCCGTGCATCTTCTCGGCAGCGAACAGCGGGTTCGGGATCAGCTCGTATCCGTTGTTGAGCTTACGCAGGATGCGGGCGACTCGATCGACGGCGACGTAGAAGTCCATCCCGAACATCTCGTCTTGGAACAGGACAGTGACCGGCACGACAGGCTGTTCGTACTTGTTGTCCGGGTCGGTGTTGTAGATGGCGGCGCACAGGTTTGTGTTGTTCTCGTCCCATGCGATGTGGTCTGAGAAGATTCTCGACAGCCACTTGTAATGGCTGCGCGTGTAGTTGGCCTCGACCTGTGACCACGTCGGGTCTTCGGTCATGCCTTCGAGGCGTAGCTCCAGGCGGGCGGGTAGTTCCCACTCACCTGATGCTGCGGGGTCGAACACTTCTGCGGCGACGATCTTGATACTCATTAGTCGCAGGCACCCTCGAGCTGGGCGATGCGCGTCTGCGCTGACCCGATGTCGATGTAAGCATTGTTCATCTCGTTCTCCACTCTCCAGAAGTTGCGCTTGAGTGCAACGCCGTCGTTCGGATTCTGCGTACCGATGTTGGCCTTGATCTGCCGCACCATCACGGTGAGGTCAGCCTTCGTTGCGCTCAGTGCATCGGTCGCTGCGTTCAGGTCATTCACTGCACGTATGAGATAGCCGCACTCCTTTGTCTGTTGCTTCTCCACTGTCTTGGTGATGGTGTGTACCTGTGGATCGGGAACGAAGATCACTTGCTCTTCGGTCACGGTCTCAGTCTCGACAGTTGGATCAGTCCACGCTGCGCACAGCCACCAACCTAGTAGCACGAGGCATAGGATCTTAATGCCTCGTGCTACCCAGGTGGTGTGTGCGTAGTGCCTGCGGTACTTGTGCTTCACGCTCTAGTCCTGTTCGGCTCCCGGCACGAACGGTCCCTTGTTGCTGTTGACCCAGCCGATGACATCGGGCCGAGCCTTCTCGCACTCCGGTCCGATACCGTAGTGTCTGGATCGTGCGTCGGTGAGGTTTGTACCGCAGCTGCAGCACCGATGCTCACGCTCGGCGAAGCGATGCGCTGCACCTTGGGGGTCGACGAACACCTGTGCCCAGGCCTCGGGCAGTATGGTGCCCTTGTAGCTGTTGCTGTACTGGGATACCTGACCACTCGGCCAGTAAACGGTGTGACTGTTCCAGTCCTCGGCGATGCGGTGCTGCAGCACGGTGGCCCCGGCCATTCGTGTGTTCTTTGCGTCGGCCTTGTGTGATGTCTTGCGGAGGAAGATGGTCTCGGTGTTGTCGTCAGCGGTGATGGCATAGCGCCCGTCGGTGATCTGACTGACCATCATCAGTGGCAGCGGGTCGTACGCCTTCTGCACTGCGGGTTCGGGCTCGACTTCCTCGGCGGCCACTTCCTCCACCACTGGCGTGGGCTGTGGTTGGGGAGGGGGTGCTGCCTTCGGGATGGTGCCCAACATGCTGATGAGGTTCGATGCCTGCCACCCGAGGGCGGGCTTGTCGTAATCCACGTTGCGCTCGTCTGCCATCCGCTCGATGGCTGCAAGCTGGCGCTGAGTGGCGGGTCGGCGATGCCAGTCACGCATGGAGACGGGCGGCTTGCCGAATCCCAGCGTGATGCGAGTTGGGCTGGTGACCTCCACCTTCCCGTCGCCCAAGCAGTGCGGGCACACCTCGTAGTTGGTCATGATCAGGTACTCCTTTCGGTAGTGCCTTGTTGGTGGGGCTGTGATCAGACCCCGTGGTATGAGCGGTGCGCAGCCTCGATGTCTGCGTCGGTGATCTTGGTGGTGACGTCACCGAACTGCATGTAGTCGATGACACTGCCGGTGACGATGAGGCTCAGCACCATGGCACGCAGCTCGGCCAGGGTGTTGGAGATGCTGGTAAGCGCGTCCCACTCGCTGTCGCTCATTTCGTACATGCCCAGCGCCATTCGTGCCTGCTCCCCGACGCTGCTCGTGAGCACGTCGCCGATCGGGACGGCGGACAGGCTGATCTCATCGGCGATCCCGTCGTTGCTCAGTGCCTGAAGTGTCACGTCCGTGAGTTCGAAGTCGGATGCGAGCACGAACTCGCGATCGACGTCACCGCTGTAGACAACGCGCTTGTGCATGCCCGAGATGTACAGCGCCCACCCGGCGAAGCACATGGCAGTCTTGCATCCGTGCTGCTTGAGCTCGTCGAGGTCGACGATGGCCCTGCCATCGAAGCCGGTCTGCTTGTTGAGTTCCAACTGCATCTCGTCAGTGATCCACATGCTGGTCCACGTGGACTGATCCCAGTCCTCGGGGTGGTCGACGATGGTGTTGTAAGTCTTGACCAACAGGTCATTGTTCATTCTTCCTCCTCGTTGTGCATGATGCGCAGTGCTTTCTCAAACATCTCGGTTGCGATGTGTTCGACCTGGCCGGACCAGACGGTGAATGCGAGTGGCCTTTCCGCCATGGCATACTTGAGTGCGCCGTCAACCTTCCATGTCAGTCCGATGCTGGCATGTAGTGCGGTGACAGACACACGCATACAGTCTAGCTCGACGGGCGACAGGTTGGCGGATAGCTGCAGGTATGTGGCACGCCAGATACTCGTGCGCTCGGATGCCTTGTTGATCTCGTGTCCGACGCCCGTGCCTGGTGGCTTGAAGGGTTGGGGTGGTCTAGTCATCTTCCCACTCGCGGGCCTCGCACACGCCTGCCACTGCAATGATGACAGCGACAACGAGGATCGTGAGTATCACTGCTACCTGCAGTGCGTACAGCCAGGGGTTCATGACTCGTCCTCCCACCGCTCCTGTTCTCGATCGGTCGAGTGATTGACTCCGACGTGCCCGCCGTCGTGCCCCTTCTCGAGGACACACACCGCTGTGTAGGGCCACACGCCAGGGTTCCATTCATACTTGCACTTGCTCATCTCATCAGCTCCCGTCGTCGGACCTCGGCGAGCAACTGCTCGTCGGTTGCCTCGCGCAGCGATAGCTCCACGCCCGCTGCACGAATGGACTTGATGTTGCCTCTGCGCATGCGGTTCTCCCAGGCGCGATTGAGTAGTACCGCTGCCGAGAATGCCTGCTCCTGGATGGCATCGACGCAGGCCAGTCGAAACATCTCGGCCCAGTCGAGGTCGGGGTTGGAGTGGACCATCTTGTTGATCTCGTGGCGGTCATCCGCCTTGGCTGCGCTGACTAGATCAGCGATGAGTTGCTTGTGTTCGGACATGAGGGTTACCTTCTTGTCTGAGTTTGCGTCCACCTTCGGTGGACTCGAAGTCGATGTTGTAGTCGATGCCCCAGCTCTCCATGCACTCGGTGCAGATGGTGATGCCATGGGCACAGTTGCGAGGCTTACGGATGCGGATGCGTCCGCCTCGGCCCTTCCACTTGTCGTCCTTAAGCTTCACCCACAGGTAATACCTGCCGGGCAGGGGCTCGCCGGTCTTGATGGGCTCAGGTTCTCGGATCATCGCAGCATCTCCTGTCTCGTGTGTGGCAACCGTACCTGGCGGCATACCGCTCGCTGGTCACCGCAGTATCTCCGTACGCAGGGGTGTCGCGTCCACGTACAGGTAACGCGCAGCGTCTGCGTAGTAGGGCTGGTCAGCGATGAACACGCTGCGTGTGATGACCACGGTCAGCTGATCCGAAGCCATGTTCACCTCGGTGACAACGGCTCCGATGCCGTACCAGGGGTGGAGGACTGCGGCGAAGGTGGCAACGTCCACCTCGTTGGGGTCCTCGCCGAAGTTGTGTTCTCCGACTCGACCGAGGTACTCGTCGTACACCTGCGTGTGCCAGGGTGTCCACTGGTTGAGGTCACCAACCTTGAGTACTTCCATGTGTGCCATGCTAGTCCTCCACGTTCCGCTTGCGGATGCCCAGCAGGCGCTCATGCCTGATGTCGGCTACACGCTTGGCCTCGACCTCGGCGACATGACGCCGCTCATAGAGGTCATCCTGCAAGGTGGCGAGCTGATGGTCGGTGAGTCGATTGAGCTCACGCTTGCTGCGAGGTGGCATACTACCATCCCCTTTCGGTGGTTGGGTTGGAAGAGCGATGACCGGGCAGCATCCCCTGCGTGCCCGGTCATCGCTACTGTGGGTGGGCAGGACTCGCACCTGCCTGTGTGCTACTCACCCTCCCTTGCTGGGTAGATCAGACTGCGATCGCACCCTTCACACCCTGGCCGTCGGTGGCGGGGCGGAGGTTAGTCCACTCCCGATCCTTGCCCGACTTCGGGAACAGGGCTGCGGCCACTGCGCCCGAGCTCGGGTGATCGTCGCCGTACTCCTCCGAGGTGTGCTTGGTGATGTCGACGATCTTGAGGAACGTGCCCGACTCGACACCCTCGAACGCCGACTCGATGTGAGCCGCGACGCTGCGACGCGGGCCGTCGTAGCTGGTGACTCGGGTCGTGGTCCCGGACTTGCGAGCCTTCTTGGCCTTCTTGCCCTTGATGATGGCGAGAGCGACGGTCGCGACGTCACCGAGCTCCGGCTTGTCGTCCTCGTCGCGGTCCTCGGTGCCTTCCCAGTCGAGGTAGTTCGAGAGTTCCTCGAACGCGGTCTCGGTGTCGGGCACCTCGTAACCCTCGGCGTCGGTCGGCACGTTCTCTCGCAGGTAGTCGAGTGCGGTCTCGTGCGCGGCGATGAGCTTGCCGTACTCCTCCTTGGGGTCGACGGTGACAGCGGGCTCGGCGCTGGCAGACCCGGCCTGGATCAGCTCGTTGATCGCGTTGAGGGTGACCGCGTTCGGGAAGCGGGCCTCGTTGATCGCGCTCGAGATCTCGTTCTGCAGCCACTTCTTGCCGAGGTTCTTGTACTTGATCCCGCCGGTGATCGCTCGGTAGGCGAGGACTGCGGCCTCGAGGTACTGCTGGGCTGCGACGCCGGTGGTGTCGTCGGCCTCGGTGAGCGCCCGCTTGACCTGGGCGTGGAACTCGGCGATCGAGTCCTCGTGCGGGTCGGCAGCGCCGTCCTCCTGTGCCGGGGCCTCGGTGACCTCGGCCTGGGTGTCCTGCTCGACCTCGAATGCGGTCTCGTCGGCCTGAACCTCGGTGTCGAAGTCGGTGTCGAAAACGTCTCGTGCCATGATGGTGCCTCCTGTTTGTTAGTGGATGAACTGCTACTGAATAGACTAGCCTAGGCTGTGGTGCCATGTCTAGTCGCCGTGCGGGTTTGGTTGTGTGATGTAGGTCACACAGCCACGTTGGCCGCGATGACCAGCCCCAGCCAGGGAGTTTGTATTGCTACAAACCCTTTCCTGGCTCGGACTCGGCATGCGGACTAGATCAGCTGGTTCGGAGCCTTCGGTGCCCGGTACTCGAGAGCGATCAGGTTGTCGGTGATCCTGTCGAGCTCGCGCTGTTCGCGCTTGGTCGGACGCCGGTACTTCGTGGTGCGGGTGGTCTGGTCGTACTTGGACGTGTACTTGCGGGTGTGGGACATGGTTCAGGCCTTCCTGGCGAGTCGGAGGGTGTCTTCGAGAATCTTCGTGTAGACCTTGGCAGCCTGTGTGGCGAGGTAGGGCACTCGTGTCGCGTAGTGCAGCTCTTGGACGTCGAGCGCTATGCAGGCGACCTCGTGGTAGCCGTCATTCGAGCGCCATACTTCGACCGAGACCCAGCGGGAACCCGAGCTCACGTCGACATCGAGACGGTACTTGACGAGGTCGGCCTTGTCCGCGTCGAGGGAGCTGTCGTGGACAATCTCGATGAACTCGTCGAGGCACTCGATGCAGCGGGCGATGGACTCTGGGCATGTGTCGCCTGTGTAGATTTTGCGCATGGTCTTACCGGCTTTCTTGTGCGTTGTCGTAGAGGGCTGCGGTCGCGTCGGACAGGACCGAGGTCGAGTCGTGCTTGACTACGGTCTCGAGGAAGCGGGATATGTCGCGCCACTCGCCGGAGATGTCGAGCTTCTGGACTCGGACGTAGAACCCTGTATCTGGCTCGGTCTCGAAGGGCGTCGCGTGGAGGCGATAGTCACCGACCAGGGGGTCGGGATGGTTCTGGTCCATGGTGCTGATCTCGGCCGTCATGTACTCGAGGGCTTCGTCGAGCCATTGCGGACGGGTGGTGCTGTGGAACGACATGGTTATGCCTTTCTAGTTAAAGATGATTAACTGTTGATTCGGTTAATGGAAATTAACAGTATTCTTTGTCACACCTGAATACCGCACAACTTTGCCACGTCAGCGCGATACCGCTTGGGAACGTCTTGACGTAGGGTTCGGGCGGGCCATAGCGACCTTTTGCAAAGTTCTGAGTACCGGACCACTGCGGAAAAGTGTAGATCCCTGGTGTCGACCTTCCTAGTGCCCGACGACTTTTTGCGCCCGGTGACTGGCACGCTGGGCTCAGCTACTGCGGGCTCGCTAGAACCCTGGCACATGGTGCGCTCGTTGGCAGCTAGACCTGTCATGTTCCAGCTGTATGCCGTGGTGGCATCGCCGCGAGCGTCGTGCTCGTTGGCCCAGTTGTCCTTATTCAGGCACTGTTTTTCTGTGGCCTCCCTAGCAGCGATAACGCTGTTCATAGGGGATAGCGGTGTGTTGATCCCTGTTCCACGTTTAGCGGTCGCACGTACACGCTTCGTCACGGTGACTGTGCGTGGTGCGTGTTGCATAGGCAGAGGTCTACCCATTGTGAACCCTTCCGTTGTCGTGGCTCTAGTCCCTGTGCACAGTACGACACTGTGCGCGCATGTATTGATCTAGCATGTCACTACTGCCATGCGCTGCCCATCAAACCCAACAGGGGTGATCCGTCTACGTTACCGTTAGTGACCATCGCGCGATAGTTCCTACACAACTCACAGAGACCCTAGACGTCTGTGCCGTTGTGCGTGTAGGCCGGTTCTGTGCACGTTCGCACAGAACCCTAGACCGAGTTCGGTCTAGTGCCCGTATCACCCGCGCGAAGCGGATCTAGATGTAGTTGTACGGTTACCCAGGTACCGTAAGGCGTAATCACCAGACACGTCCTGCTCTGCCACAGGCACTCGCTGCCGCTGCGCCGGAATTATGTACGACACCTGTCTACCGCTGAGACAGGGCAACCGGGCGGCTATCGCGTTCTGGTGAACCCAGTCCCCTAGTCGAGAACCCTAGGGGCGTCCGCAATTTTGGGAGCGTTGATCCCGTTACGAGCCTACGGCTCGCCTACGTGTCGCGCGGGCGCGTGCTAGGCGCTGCGCGCGTGTCGGGGCGCAGCCCGCCACGGCGCGCGACGGTGCCGGGGGGGCGCTGCGTCGCGGGCGTGGCGGGCGCGCCGGGGGGGCGGGGGGGGCGGGGGGGCTGTCCTGGTCATGCCCCTAGTCTACACGATCGGTGGCACCACGCAACCCCCTAGGGGGGCTCGCCGGTGTGACATGCGTCACATTTGGGAGCGGGTTTTGTACCACCCATTGTACCAGGCGCGGTATAC